TATTTATTTAACCGTAGTAGTAATCATTACAAATCTATCATCTACCGGTTCAACATCAATAGCCTGAAATTCTTTATATTCAGCATCTTCAACTAAAACAAGTTTATCTTCATCAAATTGTTGAAGTTTATCTATAAGTTCTTTAACTGTCATAGCTTATTCTTTTTCAAGTTTATTAATAATATCTTTAATATAATCACTAGGAAAACTTCCTTCAAGTCGAGCTAATTCTTTTCTTTTATAATCATTATAGACTTTAGTAATAACAGTAGTAGGAAATTTAGTAATTTCTTTTCTTAGAATATCGTCTAGATTTGTATTACGAATATTAAGAGTAATATCACAATTAGCTTCATTAATAGCATCAGTTATATTTTTAATTGCTATTTTACAAGCATCACAACCATCTCTAGTAAAACAATCAATACGTATCATAACACAATAGCATTATTTTTAACAGCTTCTTTAATAGTATTAGGAACTCTAAGAAGAGTATTCTTAATCATTTCAGTAGTAAGACTATCAGAATATACATAAGTAGCATAAGTTCTCCAACTATCTTTAATTACAACAGCAAATTTGTTAGGATTATCAATATTAGTTTGAATATATTCTACTTTAATATTCTGATATTTCCACATCCAAGCAATAGCATCAGCACATTTAGCACGAGTTATACAATCATGTTCATCAATAAACGCTTCAACAAATATATTATTTGTTTGTCTTGTAGGTTCATCTCCAGTAAGATAATTAATATCATTACGAAGTTCTTCCCAAGTAACAGAATTACTATATCGTTTATATTCTGTATCATCTCGATATATAATACAAGTAGGATATTCAGTAATATTCTTACCAGCAACAGCCTTTTCAAGTATCATATCTTCAAGAATAAGATGGTCAGGAAGATTTTTAAAATTACATTGAACATTAGTACCAAATAAAGCTATATCAATAGCTTCTCTCATAGCTTCTGTTTTATCTTTATCAGCACTTTTATAATAAAATTCAATTTTAACCATAGTATTCGTATAATATAATGAGAATTTATAAAATTAGCTATTTTAAAGCCCTACATTGAATGATATTCATATCGTGATAGATTAATCACAATAGCAATTAAAATTCAATGTAGGGCAAAAGAACTGTATCTATGACTATCCTAACAACTTGCGAAGATATTTCCTAATAGTGTAATCGCTTTGCACACCACGTAGAATATCACCATCACAATAAGCAGTAGGAGCGTCATTAACACCAATACTCCTAGCCTCTTGTCTACCATTATCAGTATATAGATTATGCCTAATAAGATTAAACCTACCGGCAAACTCAGTAAGAGCAAGAGCTTTGTGAAGCCTTTCTTCAAAAAGTTTACTAACATTACAATCAGGTAAATAAAATAGTATTAACTTTTTCATAGATATACTTCATCTCCTTCAACTTTAGCATCACTAAAATGAGTTTTAAAACTTTCAACACTTCTACACCATAAATGGTCAGGATTTCCATATCTATGATATATAACAGCAGGAATCCATTTACCTGTATCTGGATGTTTCATTTTAGTAATATTATCAATAATATATTCATTAGACGTTTTATTATGAATATAACGAGCACCAACTTTAAGCTTTAGCTGCTCCTCCTGTTCCTTCTCCAAATCCTTTGTTTCCACGTTCACTTTCTCCTAATTCTTCAATAGATTCAACTTCTTTCCAACTAATTCTTTCAGCACTATTAATAATTAATTGACAACATCTATCTTCACCATCACAATTATATGGTGGAATAGAAACTTTAGCAAGAATATTAGTCATTGTAGTTCTAACACTATTAAGTTTAAGTCTAGAATTACCTACCATACTATCAGGTAAATGCATATGTTGTCTAAGTTTATCAACTACTTCAACAAGGTCAGATACAGCATGAATTAAATCTCTAGAAGTACGATTCTTAAAAATAATAAGAAGTTCGCCACGATAACCCCAATCAAGAGTACCAGGCGCATTTGGCATATAAAAATCAGATTTAGTAAGATTACTTCTAGGACGTAAAGACATTTCATTAGGTTCACCATTAGCATCATCTCCAATATTAAATGCTAAACCTGTATGATAAATAAATCTATCTTTATCTACATCATATTCATAGCAAATAGGATAAATATCCATACAAGCATCACCTTCTTTACCATAAGTAGGTAGAATGGGTTGAACCATACAACATTGCTTTACATTTAAAGCATCTCCGTTAAGAAACTTAATCTCTTTCAGTTTAAATACTTTTACTTCCATATATAATTAAATTATTAAATTAAAGAGCTTCTGCAAGTGCAAAAGCAGTTTCTATTTTTCTTGATTTATCTCCATAACAAATACTATCAAAACGTTTAGTACCTTCAATATTATCTATATTAGAATAATATCCACTAACAGCATTAACAGCTCCCCAAGCAGTACCTAAAATATCTCTTTGACCAGGACCATCAAAATAATAATTATAAGTATCAGAAATAACATTCATTTTTCTACTACTTATTTTACTATCAGATAAAGCTAAACCATTACGATAAGCTATATCTTTAATAGTATGACCTGTATCTTTAAGACGTAGAACTTCATCTTGAGTAAGAATATTTTCTCCAATAAATTGAATTACATCTTCATCAGTAACTTTAATATCAGCAAGCAAATTACAATATTGAGCAAATTCTTCAGATTTAATTTTACTAATACCTAATATTTCTTGTGCAATACTAATTTTGTTATGAACACTAGATGTATGTCTAAAACTAACATAATTACTACTAGAATGAATAGCAGCATTAAGAGTATTTTGACAAACAGTTCTAATAGGAATAAATAAAATCTTAACTCCACCACTACCATCATGAGTATTAGTAAATACTAAATAATTTTCAACAGGATCACCTTTAACAAGAAAATTATTTGGAAGTTTAGCACTTACGAATATTCTTTCTCCATTACCCCAAAAACCAGCAGTTTGCCAAATAGCAGAATTTTTACTAATTGCATCATCAAAGAAATTAAAAGCTTTATTATTTTGAACAATTGTATATTTATTTCTAACTGTTCCTAGAGGAATATTGCAATCAGTACGATAGGTAGCAAAGGCGTTATCACACTTACGATAAATGTCAGTACCAAATACGTGAGCGCCATTTTTCTGTTCTTTAATAATTCTGTCAAGTTCTTCATCTGTACCAGTAAGTTTAATAGGCATTTTACCAACCAATTCACATTTAGCTACTTCAAAGTTAAGATTAGCTTTAATCATAACTTCTTTAGCAGTAGAACAATCTGATACATCAATAGCGCCAGAATAAGCCCAAGGTTTACCTTTAACTTTATACATTAATTATAAGTTTTAATATATTCAATAATACGTTCAATATCTCTAGTAGCTTGACTGTTAGTAACTCCATAGGTATCTATATATCATTTAATTACTTCTCTTACTTTATCTTCTAGTTCCATAATTAACAAGATTAGTAGTGTTGACTCCCCGTAGAGGATGAAATGCACATCATCCTCCACGGGGAGTATAATTTAGCTATTTAATAATAAGACTAGTATTTTCGACAAACTTAGCAATACTAATATCTCTACCATTGTTAAGAATATTTTTCATAGTAGTTTTATTAACAGAACTACTTCTAGTCATTTCATGTTGATGATTAAAGAAAGTATTAATCAAATCAAAATTAGCTTTATTAGCTAAATCACCGATAGGTTTTTCAATTTCAAATTTAACTTTAATACAATCTAAATCATCAAGAGTAAAATAACCTCCAGTTTCTTCTTTAAGTTTAGCAGATTGCTCAGGATAATTTATAGCAAATTTAGTATTAATATTATCAAGCATAATTTCTCTATTAAATGATTCAATATCATCAGTAATTAAATCATTATCCCAAAGAGTTTTAAAATGGTCTAATACTAAATCAATAAATATTTGATTAAGACTTTCATCTACTTCAACACATTTACTATTTCTAGTATAAAGTTTACTATCAACTAAATCAATACTTCTATTACCAGATTCACCTAAATTACCATAAGTAATAACAGCATCAAGCATAACACTTTTAAGTCTATTAGCGTTATTTTCTTTAGTTTTACGAAGACAAGCTAATCGTTGTTCTTCTTTTTTACAAGATTCAGCATCAAGATTAAGCATTGTATATGCTTTACGATAATTATTAAGTTTTTCTTTAAGATTATCTTGTGTAATAGCAAGACGTTCTTCAAGTTCAGGAGTTAATTCTTCACCATTTTCTTCTAACTCAAGAAATATATCCTCAAGCTCAGCAGTAATATTATAAATACTAGCCATTATCTTTTACGTTTAGGAATTGAATAAGCAGCACGATAATAAGGATTTAAATATCCAAATAAATGAGTATAATCACTAGCAGTCATTTTATCTGTATTAGTTCTATATTTATAACTAGCTTCAGTATATTTTTTCCATAGTTTTTTTTACTAAACCAAGATTACCAACAAATCCACCATTTTCAAATACAATAGCTTCTGTATTTTTAGTAGTTCTAAAACGGTTATTAAAACCATAAAATTTTCTTCCCATAACTTTAATATTTAAATAGTTAATAATTTATTTATTATTTCTCATTTCTTCATCTTTAACTACTTTAAGAACAACAATATTGCATAAAAGACCATAACAAAGATAATTGTTAAATACACAACTAGGACAAACTTCAATATGTTTATTTTTAACATATTTACATAAAAGTGTTACTTCTTTATCATCTTTACACCTAATTGTAGTATAAAGAAATTCTTCACCATCATTTAAATCATCAGTGAAATTAGTACCACTATAATTTTCAACATGAAAATGTTTAAGTTTATCAATCTCTGAAGTCATATCCAAGTTCCATTAAATTATTTCTAATCATACCAGCTATAAGTCGGGCATTAGGATGAGGAGTACCAGTAGTACCATAATAACGTAAATCAATAATATGGCGATACTCATCAATAGAATATGTGTAGATACATCTAGTAGCAGTATCAAGAGGAAGTTTACCACGAGCATCTTGACGATGTATTTTATATTTATCTACAAGAATTTTATATTCTTCAAAATCTCTTTTACATCCATTAAGATAAACATTCATAGCTTCATCTAAATCAGCATTATTATCATTATTAAATAATTCAGCTTCTTTTTGACTTATCCAATGAGGTCTACAAATACTTCCATCTTCATATACATATCGGGTACTCATTTCAGCAATACTATTAGGACTAACGCGGTTTAATTCACGAGAAGTACTAATTTGTGTATCAACACAAAAAGTATATCTCATCATATCAAATCCAAATTCAGTATTACTAAATTCATCTTCTGTAACTCTACACATATTTATTAATTCAATAAATTTAGGATAAAGTTTATCTAATATAAATTGTCCATTAGTAGCAACATAAACATTACCATTGTATGTATGAGTTTTAATATAAGGACTAGAAAGAACAAGAAGAGGATAATCTTTTAATTCTCTTTCATGAACAGGAATAATAGCATATACACTTTCATGACGAAACATACTCCAATGTCTACTATCAAGTAATCTTTTAACAGTAGCTTCATCATTACCTGTTTCTTTACCATAACAAACTCTTGCGCATCTAGCAACATGAGCTTTAGCATCACCTCCTTGTTGCCAAAGTTCAACTTTAGGTTCTATTATTTTCATCTTCTTTATTACTATAAAAATCTTTAATTACATTACCAAATACAGTATAGAAATGTTCTTTAGGCATAATATTAATAGGTTGTATTAAATCAAGTTCTTTAAAAAACTCTTTAAGACCATTATTTTTAATCCATAAAGTATTATAAGTAGAAATTATATAACCTTCTTTATTAACATCACAAGCCACAAAACAAGTTTCATTATCTAATTTATCTATGCATTCTTTACATACAGTAGCATCAGCAATTTGTTTACTATTAGAAAAGTCTTCATCAACATTATCTCCAATAGGAGTATAACCTATAATCTTACCACAACATAAACAAGTTCTAGCAAGACCATTTATACCAAAAATAGAATGTAACTTCATACAATATTATTAATTACAAAACCAAGAACTTTATAAAATAATCCCATAAGAGTAGCATTATTTGTAATAACATATTCATCTTGAGAAATCTTTATTTTCTCACTTTCATGGTTGTTATTACTTTCATTAACTTTTCTGTCTATTCTTATTATAACTCCTCCATATTTTTTAATAGCTTCACATTCATTATCAAATCTAACATCAGCTATTATACAACGTCCCTTTTTATGTATAACACCAAATGCTTTATTAATTGTATAACGAATAAAAGCTTCTTGCCAAAACTTATTTCTAATAACTTCAGTACCATAATATTGAAGAAGGGTACGAATTTTAATACTAACATTATTACCATTTAATGCTAATAAATGAGATAAATTTGTAGGTACTTCATCAATAACATGGTAAGAATCTTTAGTATTCATAGAAACAATTCCAGTTGCAAAATTATAATAATGGGTTTCTTTAATAAGTCTATTATCTAATAAACAACGATTAATACCACATAAATCAGTAATATCATCTTTAAGTTTATCAGCAAAATGAATTATAATTTCGCTATTACTAACAATATCTGCTTGATGTTGAACATGCCAACTATCAAAATTAGCTTTAGTAGTACCAACATAAAGGATATAACTAATCATAGAAGCAACAGTATCTTTACCGCTTCCTTTAAATCCTTTAATACCAATAAGACTAGGTTTATTAAGATTCATAATAATTTGTTTTTTTATCAGCACAAATATAAAAATATAATAGGAATTTACTAGTAAACTTAATGATAAATTTGATGCTGAATGTAATAGTAAGAATTACGCATTTTAAAGCTCACAATGCCACGCAAATTGAATCGTGATAGATTCTTCATTTTGATATATAAAATTCAATGTAGGCAAAAAGAATCATATCTACGAGCGTGTTATGTATCATTTTACATCCAGTCTGAAACAAGAAAACCTAACACTCGATATGAGCACTAGGTTTAACTTAATCAATATCTATATGATAAATAATACAAAAATCATTACGTTCTTCTACAAACTTAACATTAATATTAAAATCATCTTTAGACATAACAAAAGCATTACGCAATCTTGTATCGAGAAGTCTAATAACTATATTAGGAATATATAATTTAAATCCAGTATTAGCATCTCGAATAATAGGAACACTATTATTAATTCTATTATCATTATACAAAATCACATAAAGTTCATTACTTTTAGTTATATCATTATATCTAATAGCAAAATTATAACTTTTAGCATCATAATCAGTAAATAGAATAATAGATTTATAATAACAACTAAAATAAGATTTAGTTCTATCAAAATTATTATTCTTAATTACATTATAATCTAGTATCTCCATTTATAACAACAGTTTTAATATGAAACGGAACTCTAGAAACACCACTTCGTTCGCCATATTCTATATGAACAGTTCTACCAATATAAGATTGAGAATCAAATAAAACTTCCTGTTGAACGATATGACTAATGCTTAAACGAGTTTCAAACTTTTCATTATTAATATCATTTTTACAAAGAAGAATAGGCAAATCACGTTTCTTTTCTTTATAAATATCAAGAATTATAAAATCTCCCTCAGCAGCATCTTTAAACTTCTCCATATAATTAGCTCTACGTCTACCATATTGATAATCAGTTTCGGTATTACGAAGTATAAGACCTTCAAAACCTAGATTAATAAATTCATTTCTAGCGTCAATAGCTTCATTATCATTAGTAATATATCCGCTAGGAAGAATAATCAATCGTTCTTTATTATTATAATGTTCTTTAATATTATTAAATCGAGTAGGCGTTTTAATATGATAACGATATGTATTTCTATGAGTTTGATTACCTTCCATCATAATATCATAACACCAAAATTGAAGAAGTTTATTTTCAACACAATTAGCATCTTTAACAAAATGATTAATTTGATTAACAGTATAACCGGGAAGATAAACTTCACCATCAAGTGCTGCAAATCCATTAATCATATCGTCGATAATATTTGTATTGATAGTAGCAAGCAAATAATCTTCAAGATAGCCAAGAGTATGCCAAATAAGACCTTCACGACTTTGGAAACGAAGTCTAATAGGTTTAAACATATCATTTTGAGTATAAGCAGTAACAATACAACGAAGACCATTAATCTTATACTGACCATACATACAACTGACTTTTTTCCAAACATTACCATTATACGTTTTAGCAAGCATTGGAAGTAGAAGATTACTGTTTCCATTACTAAGGTCTTTAGGTAGATAAGTATTTAGAAAATTAAATAGAGTATCATTATCTCCATCCTCCACGGGGGGTAAACCCTGCATATCACAAAGTTCATTAAGATATGTATATCCTTGTTTAATCTTATCATTATATCTACTTTCAAGTTCTTTTTGACCATCTTTTTGAGTAACAGCATAAACTTCTTTACGAATATTACCTCGAACAAGACCATAAAAAACAGTGATACTATTAGTACCACTGTCAAGTTCAGCCCACCAAACAGTAGGTGCACCATTGTTATTTCTACGATAAAGTTTATTCATTATGTTCACTTATTTTTAAACCATTAAATGCAAAACTAACAGCTTTACCACCTAGAAGTTTAGCTTTACGCTGAGCAATCGTTTCCTTTTTAGGCTTAATAGCCTTTGCAATACCGGTGCTAACATCAATGGGTTTACCTGTAAAGACATCTTTTGATTGATTAACTCTGCTAGTACTTCTAGTGCGTTTCCTTGGTTCTTTACTATAATATCGTACTGGGTTTCTTCTCTCGAAATCAAGATTTTTTTCATGTATATCAATAATTCTTTTAATAATAGTATTACGATAATCAATATAACTTTGAGCTTTTTCTGGATGATGTTCTAGAACAAGATAAAGTTTATCAAGAATATATTCAATATTAGAAAGAGTAATACGATAACCATAATTAATAGTTTGTCTAGGACGAGAACCATCAGGATAAATAGTAGTACAATCTAAATCTTTAATATAAGATTCAATTGCATCAGCCATTGTAGATTTATCAATAACATAATTAATATATCTAACATCTCTATCATCTAGCTTTTCTTCATATCCTTTTATTATCATAGATTTTCTTTCTTACATTTATAAATAATAATACGAGTTGGTTTACCTATAAGACAATGATTATATTTAAACCATTCAATAATATCAAATGTAGGATAAGTTTTAGCTATTCCTTCAATAAGAGCATAACCTTCTTGATAATTAAAATTACTATGAATAGTTCCACCATTATCAGTATCAAGTAGGCTAAACTTTTTGATATATTCAACGTCATCATTAGAAGATAGATTAATTTCTCCATAACAATAAATATCTTTTTTATCAATACGTTTACCATCTATATTAATACATTCCCATTTATCAAGATTTTGTTCATCCTCTTCAGTAATTGGACGCATAACAGTATAGGTAACACCAGCTAGACTTTTAGTATGGCAAAGTATTACTTTCTTCCGTATCCCAAGTAAATTCAGTTTCTTCTCCATAATTATCTTCTATATATTTAACAACTTGTTGAGTTAATTCATTAATAACATTTGTAGAATAACTACTTCTCAATTCGGCAAAATCTTTAACACCAAGTTCTTTAGGAATAATAATAGGTATAATATCATAATCATTCTTAAGAATTACAGCTTCCATAAGACCAGTTCTATCATTATCCATAAAACTAATAAGAAAACCATTTCGATTAAGTTTACTACGAAGCCAATCATATTCAATTTGACGAAGTTTATAAGTTTCATGTGGAATATTAACAATACCAATAGTCTTAGATTCAAGGGTAGACCCCCCGTAGAGGATGGAATGATTAATACTCTTTAGATAACATTCAAGACTTAATCTATCTTTAGTAGATTTAGTTATAATAATAACGTCATAATTATCTAATTCAAGATTAATAACTCCCTCAATAGTATTACTATTAGTTATAAACTTAACTTCAGTTTTCTTATTCCTATTTGGAAAATATAGTTTAACATTAACTATTCCTCTTTTATCTTGTCCAAGAACATATCCATAACATAAATCCGTTTTATCTTTATCGTAAAAATATTTAGGAATAGGATTAGTTGAACGATTAATATAAAATTGGTCAACAGGATAAACAAAATGAGTATTAAGAAAATTAAGATTAACACCAAATTGTCCCCAATATTTAGCATCTAAATTATTCCACGGACGAGTAACAAGTTCAATAATAGGTTTATGATTACGTACATTACTAATAGCCCTAGCAATATTATAATCGTTGTTTTCATCTTTATCTTGTCCATAAATAATATTTCTAAAAGTATAAGCAATATGTTTAAGAACAAATAGAAATTGACTTTTAATAGAAATATCAATTTGCTTATGAACAATTTCAGAGAGCACAGTTGCAGCAGCATCTATACAATCTCCCCACCAATATCCAGCAAAATCTCTTCCTTTAAGTTTATTCCTATTATCATATCTAAAACCAAAACTAGGATGAGTATCTTCACGAAAAGGACTAGATATAAATTCTCCTGTATCTATACAATGTTGTATAACTTCAACACTAATTCCAGTATAAGTACTAAAAATAGTTACTTGACTAACTTTAGAGAAAATATAATCTTTAGTTAAAATAGTATTACTAATATTTCTTTTCATAATATACTTAATTTGACCTTTATCGTGAACATATAAAAAAAGAGGATTAGGCACTAAATTAGTGCCTAATCCTCTTATATACAACTATTTAACTAACTTTAATTTTAGAATGGCAAATCGCTTGTTGGATTAACAAAAGCACCAGCAGCATCATCTCCACCACCAAAAGGACTGAAACCTGCGTTATCATTAAATCCACCAACAGGATTCATAGAAGAAGCAGGTTGAACACCAGGCATAACATTAACACCAGGCATTGCAACATTAGGTTGTTTAGCTTGTTCAGCAGATTGCTTATAAACTATACTTTCCTTATAAGGGTCAATGTGAAGACTAGGAGCAGTTTGTTCTTTATAAAGTTCAATTACTCCATCGTTGATAAATGTAGGAAATCCTAAATCACCAAATGAAGATTTACTTCCAACAACAGCACGCCATTTACCATCATTCTTAATGAATCGAAGAAGTTTCATCCAAATAGTAATAGGCTTACCTTTGGTATCTTTATAAACTGGTTTACCATTATTATTAAGTAACTTAACATAATTCTCAAATACAATTTTATAACCAGCAATAACTTCTTCAGGTTCAACAGGAACATATTGCATGTTTTCATCAAAGTCTTCAAAAGGCAGAGTAAGAGCATCAATTTCTTCTTCTGTTAAATCACGTCCTTTAAGAACAAAAACATTATAAATATGTTTCATAAAACGGAAAATGTTATCAACTTTCCAAGCACTTTTAGCTCCAGGAATAGTTTCAACATTACTTTCAGCAGGAAGAAGACGTTGAGTTACATAACGACGCTCGTTAATATTTTCATGATTACTAGCAAAAGTAAATGTAAGATAAGGAATACTCATACCAGCAAATGAAGGCATACCTTGAACATCATCTTTCAATGTAGCCCAATCAACTTTAACATCTTCAAGATGTCCAATGAATAAACCATTAGCTTTATTACAATCAGTACGTTCATCAAATTTCTTACGAGTTACATCACGTAATTCGTTATTAATACCTCTACCTTTACGTTTCTTAGGTGTTTGTACTTCTGCATTAGCAGTTTGTTCAGCACTTGCTGCAACAGCAGCTTCATTCTTAATTTCTTTTTCTGTCGACATAATTAAAGTAATTAAAAGAATTATTAGATAAAATAAAAGCCGCATCATTAGATTTACTAATAATACGGCTCTATGTTCAAAATACTATAATATTAGGACGAAGATTTATTATTTCTCAGTCTTTTCGGCTTCACCTTTCTTACCAATACGAATAGGGTCTTCGTCTTTATATTCAGTAAGCAAAGCAATCTTAACAATTACATCTTTATGACCGTTATTAACAACAGCTTCTTGCAAATTGTCAATATCAACAGCGTAAACACGATTCTTAGAAGTAGCTTCTTCATCGGTCATATTAGACTTCAACTGTTTCCATACGTTAGAATCAGTAAAGTTAAGAGTTACACCAATACCAGACAAAGCAGCAGTATTAGCACATTTAGAACCTTTAACTTTAGCAACTTCATCACCCTGAATGCAGCTAATCAAAAGTTCTTTTTGTTCATCTTCTGTAATACCTTCACGAGTAAGAACAGCTTTTAACTCTTCATTAGAAGAAGCTAAAGCGCCTTCAAGAGTTTCATTAAAATAAGTATTAACATACTTAATTTTATCGTTCTTAGTCATACGAATACGAGTAATACAAGGATTACCATTCTTATCAAGTTCGGCAATACCTTTAGCTAAAGCCCAAATATCAAATTCAGCATGAACAGCCATAGCAGCTTCGGGAGAATCAACATCCAAACCTTTTTCTTCACAGAAAGCGACAACTTCGGGTACTTTATTGATAATAGCGTTATCAATATTAGCACAGTTATTAATGAACATTACATATTCACCATGTGCAATGCCGAGAGCTTTAGAAACTTGGGCAGTCATACGGAAACTACCGGGAGTAGAAACAACTACCAATTCAGGTTTTTCACTAACTGCTCTTTGACCAGCATTAACAATACCCATACCAAAACTTAAACCTTTGCTAAAATCTTTCATTTTACTTAAATTTTAAAAGTTAATAATATCAGTTTTACAACTGTTTTGTTTAATAATAAAATCTCTATCTTGTTCATGTCATTGAGTTTCAGTAATATCAATAATATCTTCATTACTCAAATCAATTCCTTGCATAGTCTTTAATTCTTCTGTACTAAGACAGCCCATAATTAAATCATTAGCAATTTCACGAGCACCATAAACAAATGCTCTATGACTAATCATTATCTTAGGATATTTCTTATAAGTATCTTTTTCAAAACATCCTGCAACAATAGCATCTTTATAAGTAAACTCACCCTCAGCAATAATATCACGTCCACCAATCTTACGATAAAAACGATAACGAGTAATATAATCAATAGGAATAGCAGGTATTCTATAAACAGGAACTTTACCAGTAGAAGCAATTTGTTTAGCTTCAGCAGGATTAGTAGCTATTTCAAACTTACCATTAAGCTGATATTCTTTATATACATTACCATTATAATCTTTATAATATTTAACAGGATAAACATATATATGTTCATGCTCTTTATCTTCTGTATTTTTAGTTTGTGCCTCTTTGGGAGTAAGACACTTAATACAGTCTTGAGGAAGTTTATCTTCATCATAAGCATTAAAGCCATCTGTATATTCGTACAGAGCGCGATAATAATCTATTTTTTCCCAACTCACGCTGCCTTTGACAAGTAATGCCTTAATAATATGGACATCAATACCTGTTTTACCTTGAACTACATGAATATGTTCAATACAAGTAGAAAATGGAAGTCTAAGGTCTTTGGCTCGCATTGCAATAGCAAGACCATCTTCAATAGACTTAATACCACATTTATCACTACGCATAACACGTCTAATAAATAGTTCAAGACCTGCAATTTCAGCTTCACTCATATAATTTAACTGATATGCAGCATTGGTATGTTGAATACCATTGTGTTTTTCAATACCATTATTACTAGTAGTAATAGCAGTATCATTAACTTTAATTTCTTTTTCTTCGTCCATTACATCAAAGAGCGATTTTGATTACACTACAAATGTAACTATTATATTTATACTAACAAATAATATCATCAAAATTTTGAGCACAAATGTTAGAATTAACATTTTCTATAATCTGATGATTAGGTGATAACTTTTCTTTCTTTAAGGCAGCTTCTTCAATAGTTCCATTTATATAAAGTTTATGTACTTTAAGTTTTGATTGATTACAATTAATACCATTATATCTATATATAAGTTCATCTATTGTATCGCATAATGGTGAGGTTATTATCCATTCGTCTACGCTTGTTTCTAGCTCCGTATTTGAACTATTTTTTATGGATAATACTCTTAATAAGCCATCATTAAAAGCCTTCAAATTCAGCGTGGAAATAGCCTTAGATTTGATTATTCTCGGTGTATTCTTTTTAGATCCACTTTTGTACAAAATAGGAATACCATTAGAATCAACTAGAACTTTATCATCAATCTTATCATGGTAATCACCACATATTTCACCTAATTTATCATTAATATATTTAGTAATAGTTGCAGCATATTCTCCTCTCTTACTAATAATAATAAATTTCTTATCAGGATTATCTTTAACAATCTCGACAATTCTATCTAGTTTACAAACATTATCAGAACATAGAAGAGTACGTTCACGAACAATATTATAGAAAGTCTTAACTCTTTCAGTAAGAACAATAGGATTATAACATTTATCTATTTGTTCACTAAAAGGATTAGTCATATCCATATTATTACTCCATCCATTATACTCAGCTATTTCTGTAATATATTGCATAGCACTACGTCCATCTGGAGTACCACTTCGAGCATATTTAATATTATCAAGATTACCAAATACTTGAATAGTTTGAGTAATATATTCAGTATATTTATCGTAATTATCAATATCTTCTTGATTAATAAATAGAATAGGCTCTCTATGTTCCTCTACGGGGAGTAAAGCTCGAACTCCATTAATATTACTAGAATTTATACTATCATTAATAGGAGGAATATTAAGATAAATTGTACTTAATTTGGCAGAATCAATAGTATCTTTAGTTATAATCATAAGTTTAAATCTAGCATGATTAAACGCAGTATTAACATAAAGATTCCATTCATTAACTCCAACAACAATAGAAACATCATAATTATAATTATATTTACTATTAATATAAGTATAAGTAAGAATATTAATAGTATCTATATTTATATTATTATTTTTAAGAGCATCAACAATTTCAGTTCTTTCCTTCCAAACACCTACAACAATAAGTATTTTAATATTAGGATTCTTATTACGCATAAGAACTATAATTCTACTTATAATTTCAGTATATTGAAGAGGTTGAACACAATGTATAGTTCCAACACCTTTATATTGTTTAGAACCCCATTTATTAATAAGTTTATTATAAGATTTTTCTAATACATTTTTCATTCAAAATCATCTTCATTAAAAATAGGATTATACATACCACTATATTTTTTAATTTTACTTTTACCTTTTCCTTTAGGAGAAATTTTAAGTTTAATAGGATTAATAATCTTCATAACTTCTTGATAATAAAATTTAAAATTAATATCACGTAAAGAAATATCTTTATCATCAAGTGTATTAATAACTGTAACTACAGAACCAGCAGCCATTCTATTACGAGAACCATTATCGTTATGAACTTTTTCAATTATATATCCATTATTAGAAACATAAAATCGAATATATCTTTGACAAACAATTCTAATAACTTGTCCATTTTCAATTTTAGTTTCTTCAACATGAAATTGCTTACCAACATTTTGAGTTAAACAAAAATCAAGAATATTAGTAGCTTCTTGAAGAGTATCCATTACAGGTTTGTTCTTTAGAAAATAGTTTTCAATAGCTTGAGCAACAATAGGCATAGAATAACCTTTAGTTAAATCTAAAGAATACATCATAGGATTAAGAGCACCTTTAGATTCAAGTTTAAGTTTATGTACACCATTTTTAATAACTCTAAACTGACTAAGATAATTATTTACATCTCTGCTAATTAGACAATTATAATAATCTGTATCAAACTTAAGTTTAGTAATATTTTCCCAAGTATCTTTAATACGATTATAAATGTCAATATCTCGTTTATAAAGTTTAATAACAATACCATCAGTATTAGCACTTAATACATGAATATTATTTATTTCTAACTCTTCTACTAACATTAACATCATTAACTGTCCATTAATAGTAGTTTTAAGTACAGCAAGTCTATCATAAAGATTACCAGCTTCAAACCCAAGTTTGCCATAAACAGAATTAATAACAATCTTAAGAACCAAAGCTAAAGTATCTCTATCAATTCCATCTACAATATCTTCATTACTATGCTTAACTTCAACTCGCTTATTTTTAAGCCATTCAATAAGATTACAGAAAGCATTAGTATCAAGATGAGCTGGAGCTACTTTATGAGCAGCAATAATACTAGGATACATACTATTAATATCAGCATGAATATAAACATAATCGTTATCATTAACAAGGATATCGTGTTGACCCCCCGTAGAGGATAGATATAGTTCTCTACCACTACTCCATAATTCAACAGGATTATCTTGACTATGTAAACCTCCAGTAGCAACAGTATAAGTTACATTTCCAATTTTAACTTCTTTACTAAACGCATCTTTATTAACTCTATAAATAGTAGTTTTAAGACATTCATCAAGAAAATCTTGCATAGGTTTAGTTTTAAATTTAATAAAAGGAAAAATAACTTTTTTAAAACTCATAGCAGTTCTTTCAGTTTTCTTACCTTTCCATTGTTCAGGAGCAAGACCACTAAATTTACTATAAAACTTCTCAAAAAGAATATCAGCAGTTTTACTACGACTAGAATTAAGAACGTCTACATCATAAGCTCTACTAATAGCATATCTGGATTTAATTTCTTCAGGATAAAGACGAACAATTTCACAAACTATAAAAACATCATTAAGATTATAATGCATCATAGGTTCAATATATTCATCAAGAATAAATCTATCCCATTTATCAACAAACTTATTAAGTTGTTGAACAGTCATTCCTTTAAGATTAGGAATACTATTATATAATTCAGCTTCTTTTTCATTAATACTAGGAAGTTCGTATTCTAGAAGTTCATACCATTGAAGATTAATAGAAGTTTGCTTAAGACCTTTAGGAACATATTTACGTTCTCCTGTTTTCTTATCTATAACAGAACTTGCCTTGTTAAGAGCAAATATTCTCATTACATCAATACCAGTAAATGGTAGTTTATATTTTCTAAGACTAGTAAGATAAAAATCATTTTTAAATCTATCTTTATCATTTTGACTATTAATTATAGTTTTACTTGTTTCATATAACTTAGTAATAAGTTCTTTCGTACTATTCGTACGCATATAAAAACTAAGTAAAGCAGCAACCATAAGATTATCATAATTAAAACTATTAAATCCATACAAATCAGTACGAATAATATTTCCATTAGAATCTTTATATAATCTAGTCTTATTAATATAATCTATTATAGTAAGTAATTGACTGTCGTTTTTATCTGTAATATAAAAACTATGTTTTTCAACAGTTTTAAGACGAGCTTTAATTTGTTCAACAGATAGTTTTTGAACTAAAGGTATAGCTTTTCCATCATCTCCAACACAATCTTTAAAAACTTTAAGATAGCTGTTAATACTAACAAAAGTTATAGAAAAGAAATTTCTTAGAACTTCAACATCATAACCTATACAATTAATCATTTATATTCCAATACCATAATTATTTCTATTTTTAGTAACCCAAATAACATCATCAACAAAACGTTGTTTAAAAGTATGATAAAGATTTTCATCTTTATATTTAACAAAAGGAGAATAATTAACAAGTACATATTTACCGCCAGTAGCCATAAATCTAGGAAGTGGATTATTACTAATACTTCTCCATGCTTCACCAAATATAAATAGATATTTATAATTAATTTTAGCTAATTCTTTCCATAGAATTTTACGACAATTATTAACAGCAGCATTATATGTATCATAATTATTAGAACAAGAACATTTAATACTATAAGTCATATATACATCTTCGGTGTTATTACGTCCAGAATATTCATCATAAAGATTACCAACATCAATAAATAATTGATTATTATTATATTCTTTATCGCTTTTAGGAAATAAGAAAACAATATCTCCATGAATACTTCCTCTACCACCAATTATATAACTACCTGTATTAAATATACGATTAGGACAATTTATACAATCAATATATTCATCAACTGTTTTATTTGCCATAACATAATAATAATTGATTGCTAGCACGAGAACAAGCAACATATAATCTACGAAGCATTTCATCTCTATTAGTATAAGGATTTCCATACTTATCGTAAATCATATCATTAATATCTACAAAAACATTTTTATAAGTAGAACCTTGTGCTCTATGAGAGGTAATTGCAAAACCATAATCTAAATCTCTACTAAATATAATCTTACCATTACTATTCGTAACATTAGCAGCAAGAAGATATTTACGTTTAAAATCAAAATATTGTTTCCATTTACTTCCACGTTCAGAACTACTAGCTTGTTTAGCATCATTAATAAGCTCAGTCAATTTCTTATAATACATTTGAAATGTATAATTATCAGTATGATTAATAACAAATAAAGGTTGAGTTATTTCACCACCATGAATAGCTTGAAATTTAACTAGAAACCCTTTAAACTCATAAATGTTATCAACAGTATCAATAATATCTTTAATGATATATTCTTCACTATTGTTAATAATAATATCATTAAAATTATTAACTATTGTAACATAACTCATTATTAAGTCATTACTAGTAATCAAACTTTTATCAGCATCTTTAATAATAGAATGTCTAACATAATTATTCCATGTAGCAACACGATTATTAGTATAAGCTATAATACGATACATATCTATATCTTTAGTATAAGCTTCATCATTAAAACAAGTATCAATTATTTCAGAAAATTCAGCTTGACCACAAACATAATATCCTTCAATTTTTTCATTATATTCTTGTTTATTTTTAGATATATAATCAAGAAATCTCCATCCATTCTTATTATCTATATCTTCTCGAAGAAGTTTAAGAAGTTTACTAATAGGATTATTATCTCCTTGTCGTACAACTTCTTTAAGATAATAACTATTACTAGCAATAAGAAAAGCTTGACTAGCTTTCTCATTAACAGGAAAAAGTTGACTAGAATCACCAAGCATTATAACTTTAATCTGAAGCTTCTTACATCTATTACTAATATACTTAACAAGTTTAGCATTTAACATAGAAGCTTCATCAATGATTAAAACTTTAAGTCCGTCAAGCTTATCTTTTCCAACAGGATTAAAGGCAGGATTTTCAGGGTCAAAATTTTCAATATTAACATCAAGTCTAAAACCAAACAATGATTGAATTGTATTAACTTCTTTTCCACCAATAGAATTACTAAGAACTCTACAAGCTTTATGTGTAGGAGCAGCACAACCTATAACACCACCAGACCATTTGCAATTATTAATAACATATTTAATAACAAATGTCTTACCTGTACCTCCAGCACCACAAAGAGCATTAATATATTTCTTCTCATCCCAAGGCTGTGCAAGAAACTCAATAAGTTTATGCACAGCTATTTCTTGGTCTTTAGTAAACTTAATGTTAGTATCTTTTCTATTACTATTAGCAATATTAAGATTACCAATCATTACAATTCGTTGTTTACATCAATAAGATTATTTTTAACTTTATCTTCATATTCTTTCCATTCTTGAAAAGCTAAAATAGTAGATTCACTATCACCACGATTATAACATGTAGTAATATGAAACAATTCCTTAGCAAAAGGCATTTTAACAATTTTACCTTTAGCTATAAGTCCAGCAGCAAAAGGAATATAAAATCTAGTATCAACAGTTTTTCTATTTTCACTATCTCTTATAATTTTAATTCTATGATTATATTCATCTAATCGACGAGCATAAACAACTTTCTTTCCTTTAGTTCTGTAACTTTCACCTGTAATGCTATATAGCTTGCCATTATATTCTACTTTATAAGTACCATCAATATATCTAATAATACCTTCACATTTGGCAACTATAATAACATATTTATTGACTATTCCTTTCTCTTTGGATTTACCTACAACTCCAAATGAGAATTTAAAACTAACCATAGCATACTATTTTCTTTTAATAGCACGCATACGTTTATCAACAGCACGAGTAATACCTTTAAAAGTATTATCCTCTGCAAATTTAGCTTTACGAGCAGCCTTTTTAGCAGCTTTCTTAGCAGCAATCTCTTCATCACGTTCTTTTTGTTGTTGAACAACATCAACATATTCAAGATAATAACCGCAATAATGAGTAAGAAAATCAATCTTACCACTAGTTCCATTACCAATAGAACTATTCTTAGCTACTTTAATAACTTTACTAGCAGGATTGATTCCAATAACAGCGCCAACATTATTAAGTTGACGAACAACAGAAACTTCATCATACTTTTTCATAAGTACTTTACATTTTTAAAGATTAATAAAACAATTATATTTAATAGTTAAAACTATAATAAATTCAATAATAGTTAGATTAGTAGAGCCACTACGCTACGCTCCGTGGCGACCCCCCGTAGAGGATGGAAGCAAGCTAGTCATCAATTTTCGCTTTAATACTATCATTAAGTTCATTAAGTTTATCAATAAAATGTTCAAGAACTTCTTTATTATATTCACTATAATTAATAATAAATTCAATATTACGATGAAATTCTATATCTTTATTTTGAAGTTTATTAATATCTATATTAATTCGTTCAATCTTCTTATATAGATTAAATACTTCATAAATAAGAAATAAAATACATCCAACACAAACTCCAAGAATATATCCAATAGCATCTTCAATCATAGAAATAATTATAAAGTTTACGAATAAGTTCAAATCTAGTATCAGTAATATTATAAATTTTAAATGCCTTAGCAACAAAATCAAAATCACCATATTTAAGTAAAGCATCTATATAATCTTTAATATCACTAAGCCACATAATAGCACTAACAGAATATCTATCGCTATCAATATTAGTAATATATTGACCAATACCTATGGCAATAGTAGTAGCAGTTACATCATTAATAATAAACTTATCAGTAAACCAATTATTTTTTATATACTGTTTATCAGTATATTTATCGTGAAAGGCTTTAGATAGTTTATTACATAAATCAATATAAGAACGAGCAGCAGTTCTATTATTATGATTAACAAATTGAACATCTTTAACTTTAAGAGTTAAATCCATACCACATTCGATAATACGAACTTTAATTTGTTTTTTAGCTTCATTAATATATAGAACAATAGCAAGTTTATCTTTCCAATAACCAGTATTCAAAGTAACTATATCATAAAGTTTAACTTTAAATCCAGTTGTAATAGTACCATCAATATTCTTATAAGCAATATAATTCATAATAAAACTGTATTAAATTTTTAGTTTAACATTTATTAGCTAGTTCTTTTGCCCTGTATTGAACTCAATATTAATCGTGATAGATTAATCAGATTATATATGAAAATTCAACAGAGGGGCAAAAGAATTATATCCATGAACATGTCAGACTATGAATAACTAGCCATTCTGTTCAGCCTCATTATTCTGTTCATTATTCTTACCATCACGTTTAAGACGTTCTTTAAGAATATGTTCAGATACAGAACCAAGTTTACATTCACTAACATTATAACTTACACCTTTAGCATGAGTAACAGTATATACAATAGGATAATCAATATATTTATTATTACCTATTGTACGTTCAACCTTAGTAACTCCAATTCCAGTTACAATACCAACACAAACACCAAGTTTAGTTTGATTATGATATTGATAAGTATATTCCATATATACTACCTGTCCTTTTTCAAACTTAGCTTGTTCTTCAATGTATCTATCTAATAGACCATCAAAAATAAGAGAATCAAAATTATCCATTTTAATAATATATCTAAAGTTAATAATATACATACTAAAAAGCCTAGCAATATCTTCACAGACAAAGCTAGGCACAAATAATATATGAGTTTACACAATCACTATTATTACTAATTTCACAATTAATAATAACTAAAATATTAACACCAAAAATACTTAACCAAAAAGTATTATATGACTAAAACATAACACACTTGGACTATAATAATTATCAATAGCACTATCTTCACAGACCATGCTATTAGCACAATTTTAACCAGATTAAAACGGATAAATATTATAGTTTCGGAGTTCAATTCCTCCATCATCAGCAAGTGAAATAATACTACTATCTTCACAGACCATAGTATCTAAAATGGGATTATTAATTATTTTGTAGCAATTCGTTCTTTTTCTCTACGTTTAAGTTCTTCTATAAGTTCATTTTCAGTAAAATCCTTAAGTTTATTTTCATTATTTGGAGCAGGATTAAGCATTTTATTTATTTCAATTATTTCATCCTCAGAAGTTTTAATAAGATGGTCAGCAATAACATGATTAATAACATTTTGTGTATCAACAAAATTAGTAATCATGTTTTTAAATTCTTGGGGAAGAACAGCAATAACGTTTTTAAGTTCATCTTTAGATTTAATTACACTATCCCAACGTCTTACTAGCCAATCTATTTGAAAATTATCAAGAGCATATTCAATAATAGTTTGTTCACTATTACTAAAATCCTCAAGATGGCGTTTTTCTCTATAAACAAAACTAAATAAATTAATAGCTAGAGCATATTCTTTACTAGATAAACCTTTACCTTTAATAGCTTCACTAAAATCAGCTAATTCTTTACAATATTCACAACTCTTTGATAAATCAGCTTCGTTACGTAATTCAGACATAATACAACTTGCAAAAATTTCATTATAATTCATAATACAAACATTTAATTAATCGTAATAACCAAAAATATCATTTTCAGGATCAACAGCAGGAGTATCATCAACTGTTGGTTCCCAAGCAATGTCATCATAATCTTGACTTAGACATTCTGCATGAATTTCAACACCTTCAACATTATTATTGAAACTTGTATCATCTTCAACAAAATAAATATCAATTCTTTCCATAATAATATATTTAAAATAAACTCCGAGTAGAGGATGATTATCATCAATGTATTTAACTCTAAACAAACAAATATAAAACCCTGTAACAAAATGGATAAAAATGAATAGCAAATGAAGACTAGCTTTAACTAATTCAACAACACTATCATCCTCCACGGGGAGTCTATACTACAAACTTAGTTAATCAGGAGATTTAGCTTTATTAAGTTCAGCTTCTGTATCAATCATACTATTAATAACCTTTTGATTATCAGTAGCTACATCAGCATGAGCTTTAACAAGAGCATCAATAAATAAATCTTCTGTATATCTATATTCTCTACGAAGACCACCATCAGCAGTAACTCTAAACTTATTCCATAGAAAATCAACATAAGCACCTTTAGAGTTATTAATCCTACCATCGTCTTCTAAAGTATGAAGAATATTAAGAGAAGTATGACGTCTAAAAGCAGCATTAAACTTAACAATACAAACTACATCAAGAATATGCTGAGGAACATTAATTCCAACAGGAACACCACGCTTATCAGTCTTAGCATCTTTAAAATCATTATCTTCTTGACTGACAGTAACAGTTTGTTCACCATCTTTTCTAACTTTAACTTTCTTCTTTTTCTTAGGCTTATCAGACTTAGATTGAACAGTTTCAATACTAACAACAGCATTTTCTTGTTTATCCTCTTCTGGAACAACAAGTCTACCTTCTTGTTTAGCTTCTTCTAAACTTTCAGCCATAGTTTTCTTTCTAGGCTTAGATTGAACATTACTAGTAACATTATCAAAATTTACCATAACACTTATAAGTTTAAGATTAATATTATTATCAGTAGCAATATTACTCTACTGAACAACACGACAAATATAATAATTAAATATAATATTCCAAATATATTATAATTTATTTATACTATAATTCTAACTAATAATCAATAGCTATATTAAAATAACTAAAATAGTTATAGCAATAGGAATTAACTTACTATGAGTATAATAAATATCAATAGTATCAAGAGTATCATTAGTATAAAAAGAATCAGTAATATCAAGAATATTAAGAATATCATTAGTAATACCACCAGTAATATTAACATGACTAGTATTAATAGTCATTATAATACTGATAATATTAATAGTGCTATTATTAACTAGAACTAATGCTATTGGTCATTATGGCTAGAAGTCTTATTAGACTTGATAATACTGTTAGAGCTAGTCTTAATAACGATTGTATGACTAATCGTTATGACGAACGTTAATGAGATGATAATGATGATGCTATGACTGAAACTGATAGTGATATAACTAGAAGTTATGGAGATTATAATGAAAAGTTATAGAGAGTATAACTAGAGGTTATAATGATGGAACTAGAGATTATGATAGTATAACGAGAAGTTATAGGAGAGAAAGAGAAGGAGTTGGAACAATAGGTTTAGATTGATTAGGAAGAGGATGAAGAGAAGGATGAAGAGGAGGAAGAGGAATACCAGCAGGACTAGTCTCTTCAGCATAACCATCTCCACACTTATCTCCACATTCACCACTACCACAATCACTCTCATCTCCACATTCAACCTCAATTTAACCTATTTGAACCACATCCAACTTCACCATTTCATTCTCCACAAACTTTACAATGTCCACTTTCATCTCCATATCCTCTTTCTCCACATTCAATACCTCTCGTCACTTCTAACTTCACCTCTATAACTTTTTGTTATGAGAGTAAATCTCCATGACCAATATCAGTATCAGCACCATTCGCATTAGTAATACCAGCATCATCTTGTAGAACAAGATGAGCTGTTGTAAGTTCACTAATGTAACTAGTCTTATCATCATTAGTAGCAATATTGCCAGCAATATCTTTCGCTGATTCTAGGGTATAATATATATATATAATATACTTTCGTATATAATATATATTATAAGAAAAAAATTTACATGGCATTATCTACTTAATCAGCTTTAGTTTCATCATTACATTCACCATCGTTATAATCTCGACCAATTATACCACGTTCATAATCATCAATCCTATTATTAATAATATTAGCGATACTTTTTAATTTACCGGCAATACCAAGTCTATAATTATCAATAACCCTATATACTTGTTCAATATCATCAGCGTTACCATTAGTGGTTATATTAGTAATAGCAATAGGAATATCAGCATTAGTAGGATGAAGATTAGTGAGTTCAATAGAAGTTATAGAATTATCATTCTCAACTTCAATAGTAGTAATAATACGATGTACCTTCATGATGTTTAATATTAGGATAAGACTTATCAGAACTTGCAGCTAGTTCATGACTGATAAGACTTATCAGATTGTTAAGTTCGTTTGCTGCAATCTATTTAATGTTGATAATGAGCATTTCCATGTTGAACACTAGCGACAGCATCAACAAAACTATTGTTGATAACACAAACGCTACCAACCCGAAGGTTAGTAGCGTCATGTTCATTAGAACGGTACGTCGTCATCGTTCATTGCAGTAGCAACAAAACTAGCTGCTTTAGCTTTAGCCTCACGCTTTGCAGCAATGGCAGCACGAGCGTCCTCCATAATCTGCTTGATAAGTACATTATATGCACCAACAAGAACAGGGTCAGTAGGCTGTTCGATACCTACAATATGATATACATATCTATCATAATCCACAACATTGTAAAGATTGTCTTTACGAGTAAACGGATTACGGTCTTGTACACCAGCAGGTACAAACTGGCAAAGAACTTTGACAGCAACACCAGTCAGATACATACTAGCAAAACCAGCTTCAGCAGCTTCGCCAACATAGTTGACAAATCTACCGTAGAACTTGTCTTTGCGCATTACAAGCAGTATCTGATTGAATGGCATCTGAATAGCACCAAGCATACCCATTCGATGTGTACCATCAGGCATACTTTGAGCACCTTTGACAGGACTAGCAATAGTAACAAACGCATTGAGATAAGAATTGCCATTACGACCTGTACGTTCTTGACAATCAATATTAGTAATGACAGTAGTCATTACATAACTATGACCATCAGTACAGATGCGTTTAACAACATCATCAATGGTTTCCACTTGCGCAGAATTTTGGTTATCTGTATCAACAGTAGGTTGAACAGGTTGGTTAGCACTAGTAGTTGGATTAACTACGTTAACATTCTCGGGAGCAGCAGCACCACCTTGTGCAGCTTGTGCAAAATCTTTAACGTCTGGCACGACTATTAAGTATTTAATTACGCTAATCAGTAGCATTACTGACAGTTGTTTCGTTTCAACTGCAAAGTATTTAATGTTGATAATGAGCAACATCATCTAGTAGAGATTAATCTCTACTAAGATAACTAACAACAGCCGATAGTATTCCAAATACAACAGCAGTAATTTGTTCATCACTAGTTGGCTCTACCTTCAATGCTAGTATGATAGCTGGCATCATCAGTATGATTGCAACTAACAACAATGGTTTATTTGTTTTCATAATGATTAGTGTTAATAGTTAGTAATGTAATGAGATGAATAATCTCAATATATTTAATGTTGATAATGAGCAGGATTATCATTAACTCTATCAACTTTAGGCTGGGGGTAGTCAATCAAGTTTAACATGACCGGGGGTTATACTCACTAGCCCCATTAAAACACTAATAAACTTAATTACCATTATTACTTTTACTATCACTCTCATCATCTTATTCATTCTCATTCTCATCATCTTTTATCATCATTTAATTACCATTATCTTTACTATATTATTCATTATTATCTTCGTTATTACTTTCTCCTAGAACTTGACGGGGGTGTCCAAGATGAGTTTAATGACCCACCCCTTATACTCACTAGCCTCATCAAAACATTAACATACACTATTTTCACTCTAATTATTACCATTACTATCATTTTCACTATCACTCTCATTATAACTTTTCATTTCATTTTCATTATCGTTACCTTTATTACCTTCATCTTCATTATTTCCATTATCTTCGCCCTCATCTTTATAATTATCATCATTTTTATCATCGCATTTAACTCAGTCTTCACTAATATCTATAACTTCAGTTGCATACAAATCTTTATTCGCAATTACAATACCTTTATCAGTATCATTTTTAAATAAAACAAATTTATCAACTATAAGTCTATCTTTATCATCAAAAGTTTTTATTAATTTAGCTTCACTAATAATATTAATAAGTTTGTTAACATCACCTCTAAATATGTAAATAGGATTAACAACATAAATATTTTGTAAATTAGTTCTTTTAATAATATTTTCATCTTCAAGATAAGCAATGGCATTATAATAATCTCTACGATTAGGTTTAACTAAACCATAACCTTTAATTAAATCATGAGAAATATAAATAACATTACTATTAAATTTAATATTTTCAGCAATATAACCAATAAAAGAAATAATAACAGCATATCTGTTTTTTCTTATTATATCCCAAACTCTCATACCAATAGTAACAAAATTACGTTTAATATCAACTTCTTTACTAAGATGATAACCATTATCAAATTCAGCAACTATACCAGTTCTGGTACTTTTATTATAACTAAAAGGATTAGCAACAACAAGTCTTTGTTTTTCAAATTCTTCTAAACAATCAGCATTATAACAAACATCATTAACAAGTTTATTATAAACTTTACTAGGTTTAAAATCTTCTTTAAAAGTCATAACAATAATAGTATTAAGTTCAACATAAAAATATATTACTCTAGGAAATTAGCGAAATGTGTTCCACCCATGGAACAAATATAGCAAATAAATAGCGAAATGTGTTCCATGAATGGAACAAGTTATATATTGTAACTTATTGATAATCAAATAATTATAAGTTAGCAATAGTATCTATATAGATATATTATATATAATATTTAATATAATCAGCATTAATAGATTCGCTGTGACCCGCTCCGAGCTTCGCTCTCCGCTCAACTCCCCGTGGAGGATGGATACAATCAGTATCAATCACATCAAGTTAATCATTATCATTATCTCTATTAATATTATCAATACTAATATGGTTAAGTTTAACTCATCTCCATCCTCCACGGGGAGTATGACTTGCATATTTATAATCATATAATCCTCTACGATTGAAATGTTAAAAATAGTTTTTCTCTTGGTAGATTCATTCAAACTCTTACATTCGCTAAAAACAATTAAGTTATGGGTAAAGATAAAAGTGAAACTAAACCTAAATACACTAGAGAATTTCATAGTGGAGATAGGAATAAAAAAGAAATTAAGATTCAAAGTAAACTTAAACTTGGAAGTACAGGTCTTGATTGTATTATTAAAACTAGATAAATTAGTATTATGATTAAAGTTGAAAGTAAATTTAAAGATTTTGGTATTAATATACCTACTGAATTAAGTGAAATAACAAGTGAAGCACTTGAAGCTGTTCTTAGTAATGTAGTAGTTGCTAAACATTATTGTATTGTAGCTCTTTGCCAAAATGAAAGTTTATTTGGTGTTATTAATAATAAAGTATCTACTGTTGAGGTTATGCCAATTATTGCTAAGATTAGTGATGAAGATTCTAAACTTATTGGTATGAACAAAATGGATAAGATTATAATTGACCGTTCTACTCTTGAACGTGGCTATCATCTTTATCTTAAACATAATGTTCTTAGTCCTCAATTTATTAATAAGTTTATTACTAATGATACTGAATTAACTCGTTCTATTACTATTGGTACTTTTGGACAAAAACAAGGATATAATAAAGGACAAAAAGTTTGGTTCTTAGAATTTAAAGTTATTGCTATTAATGATTTAAAAGCTGCTATTAATTCTGAATCTGGTAATTCTAATCCTTTTATTTATTCTACTAAAGATTAATTAGCTGCCATATTAAATTCTAAATATCGAACTCCTTTTAGAACTACTCATTGTATAACTTAAATTATAGGTACTTGTGTTCTTGTTTATAGTAGTAAACTAAAAGGAGTTCTTAAACTTTCAACTATGGATTTTAAAACTAATTCTAATTTTAATATAGCTAATACTAGTGCACATGAAGAATTTGATGATAATTATATTCTTATCTATAAAGATATGAATAATATTCTAGATGATATTGGTTTACAAGGAGATGAAAGAATACTTTGTAAATCTATTATTGAGAATCTTGAAAAAGAAGCTAGTATTAATATACGAAAAGATAAATGTGTTGCTATTCCTCATATTGGTACTATTCAAAAGAATTGGTATCGTTCCAAACTTATTAGTCATTATAAAGATTTTAAAGAAGCTAGAAAAACTATGACTAGAGAAGAGTATAAAGAATATACTGCGAAAGTTATGGAAGAAGAAAAGCAAAAACATTATGAAGAAGAAGAAAAGATTACTAATGAACGTAAGTTTAAAAAGAAACTTCTTCCTAAATGGATTAAACTAAGTAAAAAACACGGTATTGCTTATGCTAATCTTTGGGTATATGCTATGAGTAAACTTGAAATTATTGAATTTGATGAAGAAGTAGAAGAAATATATGAACGGTTTGGAATTGGATTGGATGCTGACCATAGATGAAACTGGTATGCCAAAAGCTCCTACACTTAAACAACTTCTTGATAGAGATGTTAGTCTTCTTTATACTAGAGATAAATCTCCTAATAAAGAGATGTATGTTAAAGAAGTTGGAGTTATTTATTATCTTGGTGACCCTAAAGGTCCGTGTCTACAAGAAGGTCTTAGTGAAAAAGAAGCTCTTAAGAAAGCTATTGAAAACTTTGATTTACCTAAAAATTATCAACCTGATATTCTTGTTTGGAAACTTATTAAAAGATATTATAATCAAAAAGCTGGTGCAGGTATGGAAGCTGTACTTAATATTAAGCGTGGTATTCATAATGTTGCTCTAGCTGCTAGTAAGTTAAATGAATTGTTGAATGACAAGTTATCTGATGGTGCTAGTCTAGAAGATGTTCCAGTTGTTATTAGTTATATGAAACAAATTAATGATTTAGCTAATCAGTTTCCAAACACGATTAAAGCTCTTAATATTGCTGAGGAAAATCTTCTATATGAACAAGAGAATGTTGCTGGTAGAGGTGGTGTTGAAATTACTAGTAGTATGATTGAAGAATAAGCTGATGTTGAATCTATTCCATCCTCTACGGGGAGTCTAGCGTAGGCACGTAGTGCCGAAGCGGGTCCAAACTAGTGTTGAACTTAATAATATTAATATGAAACTTAAAGATAAAAGATATAATGATATTAGACTTATTTTTCATGAAGAAGAACATAAGTATAACGATAGTCTTGGTAATGATTATATTTCTACTACTACTATTCTTCATAATTATGCTCCTAAATTTGATAAGAACTATTGGTTGAGAAAGAAGTCTAAAGAACTAGGAATAAGTGAGAAGAAACTAGAGGAACAATGGTCAACTATTACTAAAGAAGCTTGTGAACGTGGAACTAATACTCATAATGGTCTTGAAGATGGTGTTAAAGGAGCATCTATGTTTCAACAAGCTATTAATTATCTTGATAAACGTGAAGATGGTGTAATGGTTACTATTGCTGATATTCCAAATTTTGGTGCTAATTATAAACTTCTTAATCTTAAAGATTTTATTGAACTTACTAATAATCGTTATCCTATTATTTATGATGCATTTAAAATGTACACTGAAAGAGGATATAAGATTTATAGTGAGATTGGTATGTTTCTTATAGATTGGTTAATTAGTGGAACTATTGATATTCTTCTAGTTAATGAAGATACTAATTGTGCTGTTGTAGGCGATTGGAAAACAAATCGTGGTGGATTAAAATTTAGTAGTGGTTATTATAAGAAAGATAAAACAGTTAGACCTGCACAACAAACTAATGTTTGGGTTGATAAAGATGAACGACTTTTAGCTCCTCTTAATCATCTCCCTAATTGTAATGGTGCTATATATAATCTTCAACTTAGTATGTATGCTTTTGCTGTTGAATATATACTTGGTTTAACTATTAAAGGTATTTGGTTATGTCATATTGATAGTGATTTTGAACTTAATGAATATGGTATGCCAAAAAGATTTTCTGATGGTCTTTATCATATTAAAGAAAATCCTGTTGAAACTACTAAGTTCTTTACAATGAATTATTTACGTGATGATATTAGTAAAGTTCTTAAAGATAGAGAATTACAGATTAAAGCTACTGGTGTTCAAACTCAATTTAAACTTGCTATATGAAACTAAATAGAGATAATTTAGTTGGAGTAATTATTGGATTTATAGTTTTAGTTATATTTGCTATTTGTTTATCTAGTGGATGTGCTAAACGTATTACTCCTGTTCCTGAAATTAGATATGTGCCTGTTACTGATTCTACTGCTGTTAATGAATTAGTTCTTACTAAAGAGTTACTTCGTAGAACTCAAGATTCTCTTAATTCTTATAAGTCTGATACTACTATTAGTGCTGATTATTTTATTGCTAAATATAAGCTTGAACGTATCAGATATTATAATGATATTGCTAGTAAAGGAAATAATATTAAATTTCTTAGAGGTTGGATTAATAGAGTTCTTAATGAATAATAAGCTATGTATATAATTAAACATGAAGGTAATATTAGATTAGTTGCTAACTGTCGTAAAAATAATAGAGAAATTAGTTTTATAAATTATAAAGTACAAATTAAAGTTCTATTATTTTGGGCTACTATTAAAAGTTTTAATGAAGACGATTATGCCGATGCTTGTGATTGTTTTCGTTATTGTACTAATCCTTATAAATATTAAATTATGGCTAACTTTGGAGATGTTTTTAAAAAACTTTCTATTAAAGAAGGTGGATATGTAAATGATAAAGATGATGCTGGTGGAGAAACTTATAGAGGTATAAGTCGTAAGTATAATCCTACTTGGCAAGGTTGGAATATGATTGACCAATATAAGAAACATTATACTGTTGGTAGTAAAGAATTTAAGTCTAAACTTGATAATGATATTCAACTTCAAAAACTTGTTTGGTCTAAATATAAAATTGGTTATTGGGATGTATTTGAACTTGATGATTTTAATAGTCAAAGAGTTGCAGAACAATTATTCGATACAAATGTAAATTGTGGTCAAACTGCTACTATTAAGATGGCTCAAAGAGTTTTAGGTCTTAAAGAAACAGGTAGATGGACGCTTGATTTACTTAACAAACTTATTGAAATAAAAGATTAACTTAATACTGTATAGAATCATGAAGAAGATATTAATAGCAATATTAGTAATAGCGATTATTAATTTATGTGCAACTTTATATTTATCAATAAGTCGTTTTAGTGTAGAAGCCAATTCATATAACAGAAGTGACACTGCTATTAATCGTACTCGGATTGATTCTATACAGTTAGTTATAATTGAAAGAGAAAGTGTAGTTTATAAACTTAAAGAACATGAAAAAGATATTGATGATAAAGTTATTAGTCTTAGTGATAGTGCTTCTTGGGAGTTATTCAAGAAGTTGGTGTCAGAGTAAGATTAATAATATAGTGCATCCTCCATGGGGAGTCAACACTACTGACACAGTTGTTTCTGTTCCTATTAGTATGATTAAGATTGCTAATACTAAGATTATCAAAGCTAAACTTTATAAAGATATTATTAACGAACAAGATAGTATAATTAATCTTCATAAGATTAAATATAATGCTCTTTATAAAGAAGTTGAAACTTTACAAAATAATCTTGATAATAGTAATAAAGTAAATGATAATTTAAATAAGTCTATTGAACGTATTAAACGTAAGAATAGATATTTGGTAAGCGGTGGTGCTGTTTGCGCTATCGCTTTTGTTGTTTGTTTACTAGTTAAATAAAATATTATGGCTGATGGTAAATATCCTTTTCTAGAATACATTGAAGAACCTGATAAAGAGAAAAAGTATAAGAAAGCTAGTGATTGTGGATGGTATGACCCTCATAATAACTTTTTAATTGGAGATAGTGGTGGCTTTCTTTTAAATATTAGACCTGGCAAATTTGTTAATACTGAACTTTTTAATGAAGCTGCTAGAACATATCAAGCCACAGGTAAATATACTCAATTTAAAGTTGATAGTATTCCTCATAGACAATTTAGACGTAGAGAATGTGATAGAAGACGTAATGGATTTAGTGCTCCTTGTTGGCAAAATCCAGATGGAAGTATTGAAGATATTTGGATAACAGGTGGTCATTATAATTTTCTTAATTATACTCGTATGGAACGTACAGATGAATCATCTGTTATTATCACTAATCATGGAGCTACTGCTAAAAAGATTTATAGTTTTCCTAGTTTTATTGATGCTCAGTTTTGGACTTTTCAAATTATAGAATTTTGTAGGCGTAATGGTTTACATCTTATTATTGATAAAACTCGACGTGGAGGTTTTTCTTATATTATGGCTGCTGATAGTTCTAATGAAGTTAACTTATCTAAACATAAAGTTGTTATTCATGTTGCAGCTGATAATAAATATTTAATTAAACAAGGAGGTTTAAGTGATTTTGCTGTTAATAACTTAAAGTTCTTTGAAGAAAAGACTCCATTTAAAAGAGGTATATATAGTCCTACTACTGATAGTTTTAAACTTGGTTATCGTATGAAAAATGGAGTTGAAGCTGATGATAGTTGGTCTAGTTCTCTTTTAAGCGTTAGTGCTAATAATAATCCAGACTGTGCTATTGGTAAAGATGCTGTTACAATTAAAGTTGAAGAGCTATCTACAATGCAGAATTTTGATGAGTTTATGAATGTAACTGAACCTACAATGACTGTTGGTACTCGTACTACTGGTACTCTTATGGCTTGGGGAACTGCTACTGCTGCTAATATGCAAATATTTGAACAAAACTTTTATAATCCTAGAGCATTTGGATTTATGGCTTTTGAAAATGTTTTTGATAATGATGCTCGTAATGAAGTTTGTGGATTTTTTAAATCTTATGCTTGGGGTCTTGAAGGAGAGATAGATGGAGTTAAAGGATTTGATGAAGATGGAAATAGTAATCTACGAATAGGGCTTCAGCTTGCAGCACGAGAAAGAACTGAAAAGAAAAAGACTGCTAAGACTTTTGCAGAATATCTTAATTATCTTGGTCAACGTGCTTTATTCCCTGCTGAATCTTTTAGTAGTGCTAGTGAAAATATATTTAGTAGTGAAGCTCTTAATAAGTTTGAAGATAAACTTCGAGTTGATAATAGTTATAAGTTTTACACTGATGGTGAACTATTTGAAGATGGAACTAAAAAGATTTATTTTAAATCTAATGCTCGTATAAGAATTGAAAATCCTGATATGAAAACTTATGATTATATTCAAGGAGTTCCTAGACGTGGTAATGAAGACCCTCATGGTTGTATAAGAGTTTGGTTCGCTCCTGAATATGAAGAAACATATATTAATGATAGACTTGTAAGAAGTATTCTTCCAGGTACTTATGTTGCAGTTTATGACCCTGTCGGTATTGATAAAGATAAAAAAGAAATTACTGATAGACATTCTCATAATAGTATATTTGTTATTGAAATGCCTAGAGAACGTAATGGATTTAAACCTAAGTTATGTGCTGCATATTATGGACGTACTGAAAGACTAGAAGAAGCTGATGAAAAGTTTTATCGACTATGTAAATGGTATAATTGTATTGGTACTGGACTTGTAGAAATAAACCGTGGTGAAACTGTTTCTAATTTTCGTAAATGGAAAGCTACTAAATATCTAGGTTATGAACCTTTATATGTTTGGGATTCTGCTGTTAAAGAAAAAGTTAGTACTAGTTATGGTTATAATATTGGTAGTGGTCCTAAGAAACTAGATGGTCTTCGACTTCTTAAAGAGTTCTTATATGAAGTTATTGGTAAAAATGAATTTGGAGAAGATATTTATGTTTTTGAAAGATTTCTTGATTATCAAACAATTCTTGAACTTAAAAAGTTTAATGCCGAAGGTAACTTTGACCGTATATCTAGTCTTATACTTTTGGGTATATATTGGAAATCTATTGATATTAAAGGTAAACGAGAACTTGCTAGTCGTAAGAAAGTTACAGAAGATAATGATAAAACAGATATTTTTAATAGACAATGGTTTTAAGATTAAATAGATAAAGATATGTATAATTTTGGTAGACTTGATTTTCCTAATCAGCATGTTAGTTATGCTGAAAAACAAGAAGTTGATTGGTATGCTAAATGCTGTGATTATGTTATAGAAGCTGGTATTGCTTGTAAAGCTGATTTTAATGTAGAAGAAAAGTTTAATATACTTCTTGGTAATATTCCTAGAGAATATTATAGAAAAATTCTTAATCCTTATAATGAGAAAGATGAAAATCTTACTCGTTTTCCAGCTACTATGCGTAATTATGATATGATGAAAGGTATTATTAGAAGATATATTGGTGAATATATTAAGAATCCACATGATTTTATTGTTGGAGCTAATAATCCAGAAGTTGTATTTGCTAGAGATGCTGAACTTGGTAAACAAATTATGATGCTTGCAGAACAAGCTGTTGCTAAGAAGATACAAGAAAGTTATATGCAGTTTGTTAATGAAGGTAATAATCCTGAACAATTTAATCCTGAACAAGCTGTTGATATTGAAGCTTTTATTAAAGAATTTAATGAAAATTTTATTGATGACATTAGTGCACAAGGACAAGATTTAATTAATGTTATTGATGACCTTACTGATGCTTTTACTATATATGCTAGAGCTTATTTTGAATTTGTTGCTTTTGGAGCTTGTTATACATATAGAGATGTTGTAGGTAATCAATTAATTAAACGTGTTGTTAGTGTTAGAGATGCTTTTCCTGTTCCTAACGATAATATGTTTGCAGAAGATTATGATATGTTTGCTGAACGTCGTATGTTGACTAAACAACAAATTATAGATGAATTTTATGAATATCTTTCTGAAAAAGAACGTGAAGCTCTTGATACATATTATCAATATAGTGCTACTACTTCTAGTGATAAAGCACTTTTAAATTGGGATAAATATATGTATTATTTTGGTGATATATGTAGTAAATTTAATAAAGATGATTTGCAACATATTAAGAACACTAATATAATGGCTCGTGATGCTAATAATGGTTTATTTGAAGTTTGGCATACTGTTTGGAGAGGTGAAATAAAAGAAGGTATTCTTACATATAGTAATGGAGCATTTGTTACAACAAGAATTGTTGATGAAACTTATCAGCTTAACCCTGCTGGTGGTGATATTAGTATTGAATGGGTGTGGCGTCCACAAGTTTATGAGAGCGTTAGAATTGGCTCTCGTGCTACAAGTATATATCCTTATAAGGCTCGTCCTATTGCTTACAATAGGAATGGTAAACTTCCTTATAATGGTATTGCAGAACTTTTGCCGGGTTTTGGAAGATTTAGTATTGTAGATACAGTTCTTCCTTATCAAGTATTTCGTAATATAGTTGCTTATCATAGAGAAATGGCAATTGCTAAAAACAAGATGAATGTACTTATGATTGCTAAATCTCTTCTTGGTAAGAAACCTGCTGATACCATATATCGTATGGCAGCTGATGGAGTTCTTTACATTGATGATGAAGATGATTCTAGTATTGTTAAAGCACAAAATGTTCGATATCTTGAAAGTCGTATGAATAATTATATTACTGAACTTGGACAACTTATTCAAGAGATTGAACAGACTGCTAAGATGGAATGCGATATGACTCCTCAACGTTATGGAGAGATTGCTAATAGTGCTGGTAAAGGAGTAACAGATGAAGCTGTTATTCGTGGAAGTATGGGTTCTGTTATTATCGAATTTATATTTGATAAAATGAGAGAACGAGATTATCAAGCTGAAATGGATTATACTAAACTTGCTTGGATTGATGGTCTTAATACTTCTTATAAAACTAAAGATGGTGATATTAGATATTTAAATCTTGATATTAATAATCATATTTTTGCTAATTATATTGTTACTTGTAAAACTTCTGTTAAAGAACGTGAGAAACTTGAACAATATAAACAATTTGCATTTAGTGCTGCTCAAAACGGTAATATGGATATGGCTAATGCTGCTATACGTGGAGATAATGTTGCTCAAATTAGTAAACTTATTGATAAATATCAAAATATTCAAAGAGAGCATGAGCTCGATATTGAACGTGTTTCTCAACAAACAGAACAACTTCGTCAACAATTTGAACTTGCTAAAATTGATAGAAAAGCTGAACAAGATAGAGAAACTATTAGAATTGAAAAGTATCTTGATGGACAAATAGAAGCTATGAAAGCTAATGCTAATATCATGAGTTTTGATAACGGTCTTAGTAAATCTGAAAAGAATCAAGCCGAAGAACGTATGGAAAATGCTAGACTTAATATTGAACGTACTAAACTTGGATTAGATGCTCAAAAGACTGCTGTTGAAGCTAGTCTTAAAGAAAAAGAATTAGCTGTAAAAGTCAAAGAAAGTAATGATAAAGTAAAGATTGCAAAGACGAATAAAAATCATTATGATGTTAAAAGTAAATAGTTGACTGTAATTCTAAATTTTGTTCATAATAGGGCTGGACTTGCTTGTGAAAGTAGGTTCAGCCCATTTTCATTTTTATTTACATCACATGAGCCATTTTAAGCTCATTTTAAGCACTTTATTCATTTCGTGATAGATTAATCATTATGATAAAATTTGATTCATACACGGCTTCTCTGAAAGCGACAGGATAGGTTATCAGTAATAAATATCCTAGTTAGCAATAGTATGTTAGTCGGTAAATCGGCTTAAAGGTGAACATATTTTAACGATACAAGTAAAACTCGTATTATTATTATAGTTTATATTTGTGATATAGTAATTAATTAAAAACAAAGAATTATGCCTATTTTTGATAGTTTTGGTTTTAATGGTGAAACATCTAATGGTGATGGAAAACCTACTGACGACATTACAGACCTTGATACAGGTAAAACAGGGCAGTTAGATGCTGATGGTAATCCTATTGATGATATTACTGGTGGTAATAATGGAAATGGGAATAGTAAGACTAATGCTAATAAAGATGACCAATCTTCATCCTCCACGGGGGGTAAGCCTAATGATAAAGCGAATGACGCTGATGCTGAACATGGTTTAGAAGAAGGTACTATTATCGAAGATGGAGATAATAAATATACTGTTGATAAAGACGGTAATCTTATTGACGATAAAGGTAATATCTTTAAAGCTAAAAATGAAATTGCTGCTTATCTTAAAGAATTTGAAGTAGAAGATACTAAAAAAGAAAATACTATTGATGTTAAATCAATTCAAGAACTTGTAGGTGTTTCTGTTACTTCAGAAGATGGTAAAGCTGTTACTTTTGAAAATACTCCTCAAGGAGTTGCAAGTTATATTCAATCCGTTATTGATTTAAAACGTGATGAATTTGCTCAAGCTGGTGTTAATAAATTATTTGAAGATTATCCTATCGTTGGTGATTTTCTTAATTATTATGTTGCAAATGGTAATTCATTTGAAGGCTTTGGTGAACTTCGAGATAGAAGCGGCATTGAAGTAGATGAAAATAATGTAAGTCAACAAGAAGCTATTGTTCGTGAGGCGTTTAAGGAATTTAATCGTCGTGGTAATGTTGATAAGTATATTCAATATCTTAAAGATAGTAATGAACTTTTCAATGTTGCTAAAGAAGAACTTGAAGCTCTTCAGAAAGCTGATAACGAAATGCGTGAAGCTAATGCTAAAGAAGCTATGCGAGTTAAAGCAGAAGAAGAGAAACAACTTGTGGAATTTTGGAATGGAGTTAAAGAATGTATTGATAAACGACAAATTGCTGGTTATCGTATTCCTGAAACTGTTATTATTGAACGTAATGGAAAACAAATTTCTACTACTCCAGAAGATTTCTTCAATTATGTTTATCAAGTTGACGATAAAGGACTTTCTCGTTATGAAAATGATTTAATGAAGTTATCTCCTGCTGAAAGACGCGATGAAGAACTGCTTAAGGCTTGGCTTAAATATACAGGTAAAGGTTATGATAGTTTGATAGAAATGGCTGTTTCTGATAAAGAAGCTAAAAAGTTGAAACTTACTGCTAGTCAACGTAAAACTACAAAAGGAGCTATTAAAATAACTAAACCTGACAGTAAAAAAGATGCTCTGAAAGATGAGCGTTTTGGTTATTAACATAATAGTAAATTTGTAGATGAAAACATTACGTGTTATTGGACAAACTCGTTATGAAGATAGAGGTTATTCTAATGAAGAATCAATTGCTTATCTTCAGCTTCAAAAGCCAGAAGAAATTAATAGTTTTCTGACTTATAATTATGGTATGGATGATGACCGTTTTCCTTTAAGTTTTATTACTGAAGGTCAAGGTAGCCGTGGTATTAAAGATGTTGCTACTGTACAATGGACTTGGAAAACTATGGGTCGTATGAAGTTTACAGACTTTGTAACTTACTTTAATACTAATGTTACTAAACCCGGTCAAAATGGTAGTGAATTTGAAGTTCATTTCTCTACTCATTGGTTTATTGAACAACATGGTCTTACTGCTCCCGATGGTGTTACTCAAGTTCGTATTCAGAAAGACTTAGGTGAATCTGCTTATGGTTATGCTTATCTTTTGAAACTTACTTCTCCCAATCCTGATGCTTATGTTGACCCTCAATGGTTGGCTAAAGGTATGTATTGGGCAATGAGTGCTCCTACTGTTTCTGAATCTTATTCTAAAGGTAATAGAAGCAATACTATGGGCCCTGCTGGAATGACTTCTCAACTTGAGTTTTATCGTTATTCTAAAGAAATAGCTGGTAATCTTGCTAATGTTGTTACTCAATATCAATTCCAAAATGATAATGGTGGTACTTCTAATCTTTGGATTAACGAAGAGATGCGACAGTTCAACTTGCACATGAGAGTAATGAACGAAGAACGTTTGTGGAAGTCTGAATATAACCGTTTACCTGATGGTACTATTCCTTTGAAAGACCATGATAATGGTAAACCTATTCCTCGTACTGCTGGTATGTTAGAAATTTGTCGTGAATCTAACTACGATACTTATGGTGAAGTTCTGACTGTTAACAAACTTGAACGTACAATCGGTGATGTTCTTGACCGTGATACTCAAGATGGCGATAAGAATGTAGCTCTTATGGGTGGCAAAGGATTTATTCGTGACTTTGAAATGGCTATCAGAACTGATGCTAAAGAAAACGGATTTATTACTCCTCTTGGTGAAAAGATGATTCAAGATAATGGTGATGGTCTTTCTTATGGACGTTACTTTAATAAGTATAAAACTCCAGATGGATATACTATTACTGTTATTCATAATGCTTATTTCGATAAGGGTACTGATGCTGAAGCTGCTAAGCAAAATGGTATGATTCATCCTACTACTGGCTTGCCTATTACTTCTCATCAAGCTGCTTTGATTGATATGAGTAATTATAAAGGTAATCAGAATGTTCGTATAGTACGTCAAAAAGGACAGGCTTATAAAGCTAAAGTTATTGAAGGTATGACTGATATTCCTGCTTGCTGGGGATTGCCTAATACTAATCATGCAGCTACTGAAATTGATATGGCTCGTTATGAAGTTAAAGGCTCTATTGGTTTGCAGGTAGATAACACTACTAAGATGTTCTTATTGAAATGTGTATTATAATCATTTAAAAGAAGCTATTTAAGATATGGATTTTAACAAAGTAAATGAAGCTAATAAAGCAGGAGAAAATACTCCTGCTGCTTCTAATGTAAATACAGATAAACAGGTTATACCCCCCGTAGAGGATGGAGTAGATAAACAGCCTGCTAATACAGTAGGATTTAGAGATGAAAGTCTTGATGAACCTTATACTGAAAAACGAACTATTACTATTAATTTAGTTACTAATTATTCATTATATCGTAGAGTTAATGATAAAACATTACCTAAACGAATGGATAAGATTGGTAGTTGTGTTCGTAGTTCTCGTACTCTTTCTTCTAATAAAGGTGAGATTGAATCTTATTTTCCTGCTTTAATTGGTCTTGCTCCTAATAATGAAAACTTTATTTCACGGGTTAAGGCTTATCTTAATAATATTAGTGTTTCAGTTGATGAACTAGGTAAGACTTTTGATATTTCTTTCTTTTGGAATCGTAAACGAGATTATCTTCGTTTTAGAGCTGAAGAAGAAGCTATTGAAACTGCTTATATGAATAGTGACCGTAAAGGAGTTAAAGAACTTAGAGAAGCTCTTGAAGCTAAAATTACTAAGTTAAATCTTCTTGAAAGTGAAAAGTATAAATATGGTTATCCTATTGTTCTTGATGATTATCTAATTTATCGTCATTGTTTATTATATAAAGATGTAGCTAAAGATATTGCTCTTATTAATTCTGACCCATCTATTAGATTTTATTTTAAAGATGACCAAAGAGAAGCTGAGCGTCTTGCTAAACATCGTCAGGAAATTAATTCTGCTAAAGGCAATTATGTTAAACTTCTCACGAATAGTGATTTGTTTGATGCTGTATTTATTCAATACTGTGTTGCCAATAATATTAATATTCCTAACGGTATGGCTATGGATACTGTTGATAAACAATCACATCTTGATAAATTTAGTACAAATGAACCTGCTAAGTTTAATAAACTTTGTAATGATAAAGATATTACTATTAAATCTTTAATTGAGGTTCTTATTTCTCGTGGAGAATTTATCAGAGCAATTCATAATCAGAATATTACTACTCCTGATGGTGAGTTCATTGGTGCTAATGTTAAAGAAGCTGTTACATGGTTTAAAAATCCTACTAATAGTGCTCTTGTTAGTGCTTATAAAAACAAACTTAAAAACATTTGATTATGAACATTGGGGAGATGCACGTGACGTTCAGAGAACTGGCACAACAGATGGGTATGCAGACCGTTCGTGCTATTCTCATGGAAGATATAGATATTTGTCTTAATGCTGCTATAATTGAAAAAGCTAGAAATGTAATAGTAGAAAACGTTGGACCTGTTCCTTATAATGATAAGGTTGCTCGACAAAATGCTTCTATTAGTCCTGTTAATGCTCTTAGAACTTTATACACAGCGGGTACTGTTAACGGCGGACAAATTACAGGTAATGGAACAGAAGTTGACCCTTATAAAATTACTATTCCTAACGACGGTATTATGCTATATACAGGCTTTCAAGTTAGTTATAATAATAAGACAATTTATGATTGCAGAATTATTGAGGCTGAAGATTTAGGTCAGACGCTAAGAGATTTTTGTAATCGTGCTGCGAAAGATGCTCCGATAGTTACTGTATTTGGAGATGAATCTGCTATTGAAGCTAATATATACACTGGACGTAATAATACAGTTAAACCTGAATTAGTTAAATATCTTTATATTAAGGAACCTGCTAAAGTTCTATTTGATGAAGATAATGAAAGTAATTGGGTTAATTGTGATTTACCTCCATATTTACATAGTGAAATAGTTATGCGTGCAGTACAGATTTATCTTGCCAGTATTGGTGCTACTTCTGGTGGAGCTGATAAACAAAGTTAAACTTTAAATTAAATTAGTTATGCGACAGTTTTTGTTAGCGGGCAATGTCGCTTATGGAGCAAGTTTACCTCTTGCTGCTGGAGCGGTTGCTTTTACTTATCTTGATAATGGCAAGGAAATAATTGGCGCTGACGGTACTAAGATTACTGACAAATTTTACATTAATCTTGGTCGTGAAGCAAATGGTCCTGTAGTTCTTCCTGCTTATAAGAAACATCTTACTTTTGTTAAAGGTGTTTATTGGGCTGCTACTACTTTCTCTGCTAATCTTACTATTGGCAATGTTAATGCTTATTCTGATTATTCTATAATGATTGTGAAGAAAGGATTAAAGTTCAATGAACGTAATCGCTGGACAGCTACTATTCATACAGGTCTTAATCCGACTGCAAATGATGTAGCGCAGAAATTAGCTAATCAGATTAATAACAATACTATTGGTCATGGTATTAAAGCAACAGTTGCTGATGCTAAAATTATTTTAACTGCTGAGTCTAAAGGTATTGATTATGAAATTCTTGGAGCTGATGAATTAGTTGGTATTAGTGTTACAGTTACAGATACTGGTTTTCCTGCATATGGAGATGCGGCTTATATTACTGATTTGGCTAATAAAGCTGCTGCCGATGCTGGTATCGAATATACTTATCGAGATACTTATACTGAACTGTATCCTACATATCCGCTTAATCCTTTGAAACAACCTGATAGTGCAGATGCTGGATATACTATCTTTACTCTTCGTTTTGCTGTTCCACGTGAAATGAAAACTAGAGATGAAGTTGTTCATCAGATTGTACAAATAGCATTCCCAACTGGAGCTGCTGCTATTGCAACTGTTGAAACTATCCTTAAAGCTATTGCCACTGAAGAAAAAGCATAACCTGTTACCCGACTTGATTAGGTAAATATTTAGGTAATATTAATCAAATAGGGGCTATTGGTATTGGCATTACTGTTAATACTGATAGTCCCTATTTTTATTTTATAAAGATGGAATTAATACAAAATGCTTTTGAACAAGGTCTTATTCCAGGCATTGTTATTGTAATTTATCTTATAGTTAATAAGATAATAGATAGTAAAAAGAAAGATCCTTTAGCTGATATTGCTAAACTTCTTAATATAGTTACCAAAGATATTATAGATAAAGATAGAGAGAAATCTAAAGCTGTCATATCTATTGCTATAGTTAATGCTGCTTCTGAATGTGCAAAGTTTGTTGCTTCTACTATCATTACAAATAACGTTGATGCTAATCGTGACCAAATTGAATATAATGCTAGACACTTAGTTAATAGTGTTTATTATGATGCTTATTCTAAATTAAATATGTATCGTGGAGATGAAGATTATCTTAGTCATTATATGAAAGATGAATGGAAAGAAGATGTTTATGATGATATTATTAATATAATATATAATAAGCATCTTGATTCTAATCAACGTATATTAGCATTTAATAAACGTATTGATATTAGAGTTAATGATTATACTGCATATATTATTAATAAGGCTTTTAAATAAGATGATATTATGATAGGTGGTTATATTAATAATCCAAAACAGCTATCTAAAGAGATGCAATTGCGTATTGCAGCTATGGCTGAAAAACAAGCGAGAATAGCAGAATTAGGCTTTCCATTGGACGAAAAAAATTGGTGCAAGTTAACACAAGGACAAATTTTAATTCAAGCTCTAGAAGCCTTAGAATTGCTTTCTGACGAAGAACAAAAATCAATTATTAATTCATATAATAACTTGATGGTAGAATGAGTGAACAAATAGATGATAATTATGTTAATGGTGTCTATGTAAAAGCTAGTGGAACTGAACAAGTTGAGATTACTCCTCAATATGTTTATATGACAGTTCCAAGTAAATTTGTTTGTACTTATCACAAACTATTAGTTCTTATGGCACAATATGGAGTTGATATGCTTAATGATTGTTCTGCTACTTGTAAAGGTAATAATAAAAATATTATTACTTGTTGGAATATGTTCCAATCTGCAATGGCTGCATATCAACTTGGTCAAAATAAACTTGCTGAAACACTTCTTAAATATATTAAAGGACAACTTAATATTATTTATGAAGGTAGTGAACAAGTTCAGTATAGTGGTTCTATTACTCTTCCTGTTGATGAAGAAGGAAAAATTCATGCTATAGTTAGTTGTGGAGATGCTCCTAAGTTTTATGTTGACCCTGAAACTGGTAAACTTTGGGAACAAAGAGAAGAAGGTAAAGAATATAATGAAACTTATAGTCTTAGTAATGTTGATTATAATAATAAATAACATGAATGTATTCCATCCTCTACGGGGAGTCTACACTAAGAATTTAGTAAACTTAAAGAATATATGGAAACAATAGAAAAAGAACTTGGTAAAGTTAGTCTTACTTGTAATGGTCAATGGAGTCCTGATAGACCTTACGATAGACTATGTATAGTTCATGATGGTTTCTATGCTAGCTATATTTCTCGTAAAGCTACTCCTGCTGGTATTCCATTACCTAATGAAGAATATTGGCAACCTATTGCTAAACTTCGAGAAGATTTAGTTATTGATTATGAAACCTTTAAGAAAGAAATACTTGAACTTATTGCTGTTGTTCAAAGAGGGCTTAAAGCTGCTAGAATTGTAGTATCTACAATGGAAGATAGAGATGCTCTTACTTGGGAACAAATTGGAGTAGGTTGTGAAGTTTATGTTATTGAAACTAAAAAGAGTTATATACTTGATGAAATAACTCCTGTTACTAATGCAAAGAAATGGCATCTTGAAGCTGACTCTGAAATTGGTTCTAAATTTGTAGAATCATTTAGTGGTATGTTTCCAAGAGCTATTGCTGAACGCGCAGTTGCTGATGAATTTGGTATTAATATTCAAGATAATTATCTTCGTCGTAACGTAGTAGTTAATTATATGGCACAAGTACTTAAACAGTATTTTGAAGATAATGCTGTTCAAATACTTGAAGGTCAGATTACTCCTGATATGCTTAGTGAATCTGTTAAACAAATGTTTACTGCTTCTCAGATTACTAACGCTGCTGATGAAGAAGATTTAACTGTTGTTGATAATCTACTTAAATTTGCAGATAAAGACTATAATGTAAATGATTATAGTGGAAAGGCTCGTAAATATCTTCGTAAAAATATGATTAGTGGTGTTAATACTCTTACTCAAGATATGATTAACGAGCCTAATACTATTTATATACTTCAATATGATTATTGTTTAGCTGGACAAACTATTGAACTTCCAGATGATAGTATAATTCTTTGGAGAGGTGGTAGATTATATGATGGAGCTGTTAAACTAAATAAATGTAGACTTCTTAGTAATTATCGTCAGGAAGATATGTTTGATAAAGAAACTATATCTTTAGATGGTGATTGGGCTAAAGGTCAAATACTTTATCATCCTCTTGATTTAGGCGAAGATAATAAACAAGTTGAAATTACAGGTTGGGGTGGTTCTTATACCAATGATTTTTATTGGTTTTGGGATGGAGAAAAATGGGTAAGTATGGGTTTTGATTTATCTGTTTATCTTACTCGTGCTGAATTTGAAGCTTTCTTAGAGAAGTTAAGAGAAGAAATGGAAAAGTTCTATGCTTGGCTTCTTGAAGAACTTAGAAAAATTAATGAACATCTTGAACTTCATGACCAACAGATAAGTAATCTCCAACAAGAAGTTTCTAATATTAATACTAGAATAGATAATCTTATTACTGAATATAACGCTAAATTTACTGATATTTATAATAAGATTGGAGATTTAAATAGTAGTATAGAAGGTAGTATTAATAATCTAGAACAATATATTAATAATAAGATTGAAGAGATTCTTAATAAGATAGACCAAAGTGGTAGTAACATAAGTAATGAGTATAAACAATATTTTGAAGATAATTATGTTTCTATGTTTAAGAACATGATTAAAGCTGGTACTAATATTACTTTTGTTGAAAACTCTGATGGTACTATTACTATTAATGCTACAGGTGGTGATTCTGGCGGCGGTGGATTAACCGAACAAGAAGTAAGAGATATTGTTAATTCTATGCTTAATAATTATTATACTAAGTCTGAAATTAATGATATTATTGCTGGTATTGAAGGCGGTGGAGGAAGTAGTGGAGATGGCACTCATAATGTTATGTCTACTACTCAACTCGGTGAAGCTAGAACAGGTAAATATCTTACTATGAGTAAGTTTGCTGATAGTGAAACTAAACCTAGCAGACTTGATGTTGATTTTAATACTCTTTATACAGATATTAAAAATAAATTAGTAAATGATGGATTTGGCTCAGGCGGTAGTGGAGGAGGAACAACAGGTGGAGTAACTGTTACTCAAGTACAAACTTGGATTGCTGCTGTTATGCCTATTGGTTCTATTATGCTTTGGGATACTACTACACCTCCAACAGGTTGGGAAATATATACTGCTGCTCAAGGACGATTTGTTATGGGTCATATAGGTGGTGGTATTAATATTTATAATAATCCTAAACAAAATACTCTTGATTGGAGTACTGTTCTTAAAAATGTAGGTGATACTTATGACCCTGCTACTCCTGGTTTAAATATTGGAGCTTACGGTTTTTATATTGGTGGTGCTGATTTACCATTACATCAACATGCAATTGCCGCTAGTACTGGTAAATGTGGTGATGGTAATCATCATGTTGTAGTTCCTAGTAACTGGCGAGCAAATGATCATGGTAGATCTTTGGATCAAGATTGTAGAAATACTTATCCTTATGGTACTACTAAAACTAATTATTGGGATTTAAATATTAATAAAAATACCAATTGGTATATGACTGGACCTAATATTAGTAGAAATGGTGAAATGGTGTGGACACAAATTAGTACAGATAATTGGACAGGAAATTATCTTGCTATTAATAAACTATTACCTACTGTTGCTTTACATTATATTAAACGTGTTTCTAATCCTTGGTAATTATGTTAGAAGAGAATGTTTTTGTTGGTACTAATTGCCAATCTTTTGATCCTAGTAAAGTTCAATGTGATAAAGAAGGCAATATGCCGATTCATATACTAGATAAGTATTGTGAAGAAACTGATACTAGATATAATATTTATCCTTTGACTGTTATTCAAGCTATTTTTGATGGTGTAACTGGAACAAGATTAGATAGAATACTTGCCGCTTGTAATAGTATTTATTTAACTTGGGAAGGTACTTTTGCCGATACTGTTAATAAACTTGATAAAATTTATCGTCGTAAAGGATATATTATAACATATCGTGATGAAACTAATGTTAATTGGACACAACGATATAATAGCGATGATATTAGCGATGCTGCTTGGACTAATCCAGATAATTGGGAGGGATGGTCTTTTGATACTGTTATTAAAGATTTGTCTGAAGCTCTTGAAGAAATATTTACTAATATAGGTGATTATAAAGATTTTCTTGATGTTATTACTAGTTTTATTAACGAGTTTGTTATAAATGTATTTAACAATCTTAATAATTATCCTGAACTAGTTAATATTATTAAGAATAGTACAGTTGAAAGTTTACCTATTATTGTTAAAGACATATTCAATAATATTAATGATTATCCTGAACTTAAGAATATATTTAATGAATATGTTAAACAATGGACTGAAACCATCTTTAATAATATTTCTTCTTATCCTGCTCTTAGTCAATTTATTACTAATGCTATTAATTCTCATGTAGAAACTACTATTAATAATATATTTGATAATATTGATAGTTATCCTAATATTAAGAATCTTATTATTAATAATACTGTTGATAAAGTAGTTGATATATTTAAGAATATAGGTCAATATCCAGAATTACAAGAAACTATTCAGAATAATGTTAATGAACGAGTAGATTATATATTTAATAATATTAATAATTATCCTGAACTTATTAGTATCCTTTCTGATTTAGTTTGTAATTGTGTTCAGAATATATTTGCTAATATTAATAATTATCCTTCTCTTGTTACATGTATTAATAATGCTGTAAACAGTAGAACTGAATATATATTTAATAATATTGATAGATTTCCTATTCTTAAGAATCTTATTGAAACTAAAGTAGAATCTAGAGTTACTTATATATTTGAAAATATTAATAGTTTTACTGAATTACTTAATGTTATTAAAGGTAATATAGAAGATATATTTGATAATATTGATGACCATACTAATCTTAAACTTGTAATTGAAAATAAAGTTGAATCTACAGTTGAAAAGATTCTAACAAATATAGATGATTATCCTATCATTAAGGAAAAGATAACACGGCTTTGTAATGAAGCTATTGAAGCAAAAAGAGGTGTTGCTAATGGTATAGCTAGTCTTGATGGAGATGGTAAAGTTCCAGCAAGTCAATTACCAAGTTATGTTGATGATGTTCTTGAAGGATATTATGTTGATGAAACTCATTTTGCTGAGAAATATATAGAAGATGCTCCTGCATATTATACTCCTGAAAAAGGTAAGATTTATGTTGATATAAGTGAAAGTACTGATTATAGCGGTAAGACTTATCGTTGGTCTGGAACTAAATATTCAGTTATATCTGAAACTTTAGCTTTAGGTGAAGTTACAGGTACTGCTTATGATGGTGGTAAAGGTAGAAAAACTACTGCGATAGCTAATAGTTTACCAAATACTGTTGTAGATACCATAGAATTTGGTCAAGCATACGCAAACTATGTACAATTAAAATACCATTATTATCGTAAAGAATTTGTAACTGACCAAGATGACCATTATACGACACAACCTCATGGTCATGTAGATATACCTATTGCTACTACTTCAGTAGCTGGGGTTATGTCTGCTGCTGATAAAGTTAAACTTGATGAAACTTTACCTAATCAAATTACTGAACTTAGTAATAATGTTTATACTAAAGAAGAAATTAATAATAAGTTTGATAATGTACCAACAGTAGAAAATACTTATACTAAAGCAGAAGTTGATAAAGCTATTGCTGATGCTATTAAAGCTTTAATTCCTGCTGGTTATGAACTTGTTATTAAAAAGAAAACAACTTAATATTAATCATGGTGGTACTGAATAAGTGCCACCATTTAAAGTTTATAAAGTTATGCAAGATATTAATCAACAATTATATGAAAATAAAAGTACACCTGAAGGATTTATTCCTGTTTATGGTGTAGTTGTTACTGTTCCTACTGGAGTATATACTAATGGACAAAAGGAATTTACTTGTGATAAAACTTTTGACGAAGTAAAAGAAATATTATTAAAAGGTGGGAGCATTATTGCTATTGATAATAATAATAGTAGAGTTAATTTTGATAGAATTGTTGTAGGTAGTAACGATATTAGTGCTACAATTACTTATTTTTCTGCTGGTGGAATTAATAAAATCGATTTAAGTTGGGATAAAGGTATAGCTAGAGTTGGTGGTGAAGAAACAAAAAGTATTAATACTTTTGTAGCTATAAATAGTAATTCAATTATTAAATCTTATGATATTAATACTATTATTATGTTATTAACTAATAATGGTACTCCTACGGAAGTATTAAATGCTATAAATACTACATTTACTAATTTTGATGGATTTGTCGCTGCTATCGGTAAACCTAATTCTGTATTTTATAATAATACCTACGGTAAATTTTATATTAGATATACCGGAGATGTTATAACTATACAATGGAGTAATAGTAATACAATAAATCATGTAGCTTTACATAATGATGGCAGTTATACTTATAATACTATTCAAATAGTTGACCAAACTCTTTATAGATTATCTAATCTTACTATTGAGCCAATAGTTAATCCTAAAATATGGGTTGGTACTGCTACTCAATATGCAGCTATTGCACAAAAAGATAACAATACTACTTATATAGTTAAATCAGACGCTTAAGTTATGGCTATATATCAAGGAGATATTGGAATACATGATATTAAACTTGGTAGTATAAATGTATTTGAAATATATCAAGGTTCTAAACTTGTTTATCCAGAGGATACTGAAGTTACTATTACGTTTAAATTAAATGTTTCCGGAACTGTTACTATTAATGGTTATACTCCTGTTATAAGTGAAAATAATACTAAATTTGTATTTACTATTCCTGTTAAGACTGATTATACTGCTAATATTACTGCTGAACATTATAAATCTCAAACTATTAGTGGTAACAGTGGTTATTTACCTATAACTCATAATGTAGAATTAGAATGGGAACAAAGATTTATTTCTTATACTGTTACTTTTCCTACTGATGGAGTTAAAGTTTTATTTGATGGAATAGAAAAAGGAGTTATAACTAATGGTAAGTTAGTTGTATTAATTGATGATACAGAAGCTAAAGATAGTTATACTGTTACGTTTAAAGGTAGTAAAGCTAGTATATATGATATTAGTACATTAACAGTGGTTGATAGTAGTATAGCTAATACTGGTGGTGTTTATGATTTAAAACTTCCGACTAGTTCTGTTAAAAATGGATATAAGAGAACTGACTATGCATCCTCCACGGGGAGTATAACCAAAGGCTCTACTTATACTGGAACTTGGATTGAAACTGTTGTTAATCTTACTGCTAGCTTTACTAGTTCTACTACTTTAGGTAGTATAAGTAATAATGTACTAACTATACCTAATAATGAATCTACTAATACTAAAAGTGGAACTTTAACTGTTATATTTACTTTAGAAAATAAACAAACTAAAGAAGTTAGTGCTGCTTTAAATCAAGCTGCTGGAGCTAAAGTTTATACTAATTGGGTATTAGATTTACAAACTGATGGAACTAGTGTTGAAGCTAAAGGTGGTACTAGAACAGTTACAGCTAATATTGCTCGTAGAACTTATAAATGGAATAATACTGGTACTGTTTATAGTGAAACTGCTACTCCTACTCTTAGTATTAGTGGTAGTGCTAGTCTTAGTGGAAATCAAATAAAATTTACATCAAACGAAAGCGTTTCAGCCCGTTCAGCGACACTTACAGCTAGTTATGTAGGATTGTCCAAAACGGTTACGATAACGCAACAGGCAGGCGCAAAAGTGTATTCAGCGTGGTCTGCTTGGGCTGTTTCTATCTCGGCAAGCACGCAAACGATAGCTGCAAGTGGTGGTTCATCTACGATAACTACTAATGCTAGTCGTTCTCGTACTTGGACTTGGAATGGAGTTGGTACTACACATACTGATACAGAAACTGCTACACCTACACTTAGTGGTAGTGCTGGTGGATTTACTTTAAGTGGTAAAACTGTTACTGCTAGTAATAATACTACAACAAATGCTCGTAGTATAACTATTACTGCTACTAGCAATAGTGTTTCTAAATCTATTACTATAACACAATCAGCTGGAGCTAAAGTTTATGGTAATTGGTCTGCTTGGACTGTTAATATTAGTGCTGATAAAACTAGTATTGGTGCAACAGGTGGTACTGCTACTATATCAACTAGTGCTAGTAGAACTAGAAGTTATACATGGAATGGTGTTGCCGGTTCTGGTGGTACAGAAACTGAAAATGGTACTCCAACATTAAGCAAAGTTAGTGGTAGTGGTAATTGGACTAGTCCTAAAGTTACTTATGGAAATAATACTAGTACAAGTGGTAAATCAACTGTTATTCGTGCTACTATTGATTCAACTACTAAAGATATAACTATTAGTCAATCTGCTGGGGCTAAACAATATAGTGCTTGGTCTGCATGGACAGTTAATATTTCTAATAGTGGAAATGTTGCTGCTAGTGGAGGTAGTTCAAATATAACTACTTCTGCAAGTAGAACAAGAACTTGGACATGGAACGGAGTTAATGGAAGTGGTGGAACTGAAACAGGAACTGGAACTCCTACTCTTAGTAAAATTAGTGGTGCTGGTTCTTTTGCTAGTAATAAAGTAACTTATGATAATAATACTTCTACAAGCGCTAGAAGTACAGTTATTAGAGCTACAATGGATTCTGTAACTAAAGATACTACTGTAACTCAAAATGCTGGTTCTAAGACTTATAGTAGTTGGGGAGCATGGTCTATTAGTTTAAGTGCTAATGTAACAACTATCGCTGCTGCTGGTGGAAATGCTACATTATCTACTTCTGCTACTAGAAGTCGTACTTGGCAATGGAATGGTACAGGAACAACTTATACTGAAAATGCTAGTGGTTCTCCAACATTAAGTAAAGTTAATGGTGCTGCTTCTTTAAGTGGTTCTACTGTTAGTTATGGTAATAATACTTCTACTAGTTCTCGTAGTTCTGTATTTAGAGCAACTATTGATAGTGCAACTAAAGATATTACTATTAGTCAATCTGCTGGGGCTAAGGTTTACGGTAATTGGTCTGGTTGGACTGTAACTTGTAGCGCTAGTAGTTATAAAGTTTGGGCAGGAGGTGATTCAGTAACTATTTATAGTAATGCTTCAAGAAATAGAACATGGACTTGGAATGGTGTTGCAGGTTCGGGAGGAACTGAATCTGATAGTGCTACCCCTAGTATTTCTGTTACAAGTGGTGTTGGAGTTTTAAGTGGTAATACTTTAACTTTTGGTAATAATACATCTCCTGATGCTAGAACAACTAGAGTTACTGCTAATTATAATGGAGTTACTGATTATTGTGATGTTATGCAATATGGCGGTAATAAAGTTACTGGAAGTTGGACATCTTGGCAAGTAACTATATCTGCTAGTCCTACTAATATTGCTGCTGCTGGAGGTAGTTCTACTATTACTTGTAGTGCTGTTCGTACTAGAAATTATACTTGGAATGGAGTGGGTACTACTTATACTGAAACTGAAAATGGTAGTCCTACATTAAGTAAATCTGGAGATGGTACATTAAATGGTACTACTAGTGGAAGTAAACTTACTTATGGTAATAGAACTACTACAACAAGTAGAAGTACAATTGTTACTGCAACTTATAGTGGAGTTAGTAAATCTATTAATATTACACAATCTGCTGGTAGTAAAGTTACGGGAAAAATGACATATCATACTGATATTTATGATAGAAATTTATCTAATTATACAGATTATACTAGTTATCCTGTAACACATGATATTGGAGGTAAACCTGTTATTTCTGGAGGTGATACAGTTATTACTTATTGTAGACTTCGTAAAACACAACCATGGACTTGGAATGGTGTTAGTGGAAGTGGTGGAACAGATACTACTTATGCTAGTGCAAAAGATGTAGCTATTGTAAGTCAATCTAACTGTACAACTACTGTTAAAGATATAGGTAGTAATAATATAATTATGTTTAGTTCTGTTGTTCCCGCTAATTTAAGTAGTAGTGCTCGTACTTGGTATTTTAATTGGAGATGGTTAGGTTCTAATAATACTACTATTCGAGATATACAAGCCCCAAATACTTTACGTGGTAGACTTGTTATTAAAAATGATTATTTTTACTAGTCAAAATGTTGCTTTACCTATTTATTTAGATAGCCAAAATGTAGATTCAATATATAAAGGAGAAGCAAGTTATAATGATATTAAAAAAACTCTTATTGGTGTTTATGTATATATTCCTACCAATACTGCTATAATGAATGCTGGCAAATTGTAATTTTGGTTTGAAGATAAAAATGGAAGTAGTAATAAATATACTTGTACTTTAAGTAGTGTTAGTACACCTTCAAATAACGTTTCTGTATCTAATAGTAATAATATTATTACTGTTACTGCTAATACAACTACTTCTTCATTTACTATATTATGTCAATTTACTATGACTTCTAATAGTACAGTGTTTAATGTAAGAGTTTTAATTGAACCATGATAAGAATACTATTTAATATAACAATATTACTAATACTTATATTGTTTATTTACTCATTAAAGTTATTTAAATTAATCACATAATTATGAACAATAAACAACTATATGAAAAACTAAGTCAGAATAATTATGATAAAGTATTTCCTATTACTTATCTTCAAAATATTCTTGACAAAGATACAAATAATGATTTAACTGTTGTTCTTTCTAGGTTTAATCATTTATGGATTCCATATCAAGGAACTAGAGTTAATACTCGTAAAGCTGTTCCTGCTATTTTTAGACGTAATAGTCTTACTATTAGTTATTATGATGCTGAACATAATCTTTCTGTAACTGAAAGTTATATAGGTAGTAATCTTCAAGCTGGTGTTGAAACTAGTTGGGTTTCTGATGATAATTGGACAAAAATTCTTAGTGAGAAATATCTTGAAGAGAATGGTGCTAAGATTCCAATTGCTGATGGAACTATTGATTGGGATATGCTTAATGAAGCTCTTAAACAAATGATTGCTGGAGATGGTAAAGTTAATATTATTAATTATCCCGATGAAGAGGATATTACTCTTCGATTAACTCCTGGTTGTTGTAATGTAAATCGTCTTAGTCTTAAAGATAGACATTATGAGCCTGAATATAAAAGTGGTAAAGGATATAAAATAGTTCGCAAGGTCTTACTCCCCGTGGAGGATGATGCTAGTAATGTAGAACAGCTTTTATTTGATGGTTTTCTTGATGATACTTATTGTGAACAATATGGTCAAATAATTCTTAATACTGATAAATATGAAGTTATTAGAACAGATTTAGGTAATACTGCTGGTATTTATTATGATACATATCATAAATTATTTGTTCTTAGAGTTAAGACTGTTCATGATGGAATTGGTTTTTATAATTATTATACTAGATGGACGATTGTAGAACCTACTGATAGAGTTCATCCTCTACGGGGGGTCAACACTCCTGTATATGGAAATAGTGAAGATTATAATATTTATAATACTTGTCTTTCTGATGAACGTCCAAGACTTGGTATTATATATGTTAATTCAGTAGATAATATTAAATATTATTTTAATGAAGAAAATCTAGTTCAAGTTAAGAATAATATTTATCTTAATTATAAAGCTGTTCTTACTCAAGATATGGTTAACGAAGAAAATACTCGTTATATTATTCGTTATGCTTTTGATTTAAATAGTAAAACTATTACAATGCCTAGCGGATGTGAACTTGTATTTGAAGGTGGTATTATAGAAAACGGTACTATTGATTTGAACAAATGTAAACTTACAGGTATGGTTGGTGAAGAATCTGAATATCTTCCTAATGTTACTTGTAGTAATTGGGCTGTTGGTCAAATTGAATATCGTGGTGGAAAGATTTGTTATTGGAATGGTACTGAATGGAGAGTAATGGGTGATACTTCTGCTATGGAAGGATATACCAAAGAAGAAATTAATAACATGTTTGATAATTACTATACTAAAAGTGAAACTTATAGTAAATAAGAAGTTAATAATTTACTTGGTGGTTATGTTACTAATGATATATTTAATAGTTTTAAAGAAGAAATAAATCAAACTATTACTCAAAGTGTTAATCTTGATAAGATTCAAAAAGCTATTAACGATGGATGTGGAGTTAATATGACTATGCCTAGTGCAAATAATAATAAATTAAGTCTTCCTATTTGGACAGGTACTTCTACTGAATATGCAACTATAACCCCGGTTGCTGGAATGACTTATAATATTGTTGATGAATAATGAGTTTAAATCTTGGACGTCAAGGAGGAGTTGCTCAACCTCTTAGAAAGAGAACAGTAGGTCAAACTAATATTGCTCATGTTTATGATGGTACTAATCATATTTGGCCTACTTCTGTTATTCATTTTAGTGATTTTACTAGTGTTCAACTTAGATATATTTGGGGTAAAAATGATGGTTCTGATTTGGATACTAAATCATATTATGTTAATTCTCCTATTGATAGTTTAAACTATTCATCTGTTGGTTTTTCTTGGAGTCAAAGACCTGGTGTTATACCTTATTTATATTGGGGTGGTAATAATATAAATTCTGGTGCTGAATGTATTATGTTCAACATTGAATCTATGATTGAATTAGAAGATAAAATGCCTGATATAATGAAGATGAATTTATGTGCTAATTGATTTGGTTCAAAAGGTATTGGAAATGTTACTATTGAATGTACTGCTTATAAAGGAGGAGTTATAGTTTGTGCTTGGCAATTAACAAATGTTGAAGATGATATTGATAAACGTGGAGAATTTTTATTTCCAACTTCTGATGGTAAAATAGATATGCCTGATTATAGTAATGGAGGTTATAAAGAATGTTGGTATGGTGAAGTTGTTAGAGCTAATCCTATTGCTGGTGGTGAATCTATATATTTTAGAGTTAATCCTGTTGATGATAGTATTTTTGAACTTCCTAATATTAAAGTAATTCGTACTGGTAATGGAATGGTACATAAAGATGGTTATTGCTGGTATCAAAATACTCCTAATACTAAGTATAAAGTATGGAATAATCAAATAAATCTAAATGGATATATTAATACTCTTGGTTCTCCTAAGTTAAATATTGATAAAGATGATACTTACGAATATACTTATATGACAGCTTTACTTAATTCAGATAATACTATTTATAATTCAGAATATAATAATAATTATAGATTTAATTATGGTTTTGTTGCAGGTAATTCTGAATTTAGAGGACAACAAGTTATTCAATGTAATGTTCCTAGTCAAACTGGTCCTGCTGATGATGGTAAGACTTCAATAGGCGAAATAAAATATACTAAACTTAATAAAATTGGCGAGTTGACAATATATAGTCCTATTGAAAGTTAAAATAATGTTAATTACCAAGCAAAGATAACGGTTTAAGCGTTATAGATTATGTAGTTCAAACTACAAGTATTAATCTATTTTTTTAACTTAAACCTTAATTTATTATGCAAGTAATTGAAAAAGTGAAAGTTGTTCCAGAGGGCTATAATGGTGCTGGAATGAATTATGACGGTGGTAATCGTCGTGATGTAAACGGTAAGGCTAAATGCAGGTTTAACTCTTGGTATTATCGGTACTGCACTTGGCAGTTTGGCTTTGTTTGGTAACAGACGTTCTACTCCTGCTAGTATTTTAGGTGGTGCTGGTGGTGGAATGTTAGGTGATGGTTCTACCAATATTAATGTACTTGGTGCTACTGCTGGTGGCGGAAACGGTGCTCCTACTGCTTTTCAAGCATGGGAAAAATCTTGTGAAGATACTTTAGCTCTTCAAGGTGGTCTTTATCAGTGGGCTTTGACACAGCAGAATCAACGCTTTGAAGATAGAGAACGTCTTAATAGTGAACTGTTTGGTGTTTATATTGATGGACGTAATCGTACTGATGCTCTTATTGAGAAAAATAACACTGACCATTTTAATCTTTACAAGTACACTCGTGACGCTGATGATGATATCCGTAAAGAAATATCTGAATTGAAAGCCGAATTAGCTGTTACTAAAGCTATTCGTCCTTATCAGGATAAACTTATCCAATGCGAAATGGAAAAGATGTTTACGGCTGGTATCAACTATACTGATAGAAAAACTTGTAATGTTATCTATGGTGTAGTAACTCTTCCAAATGAACCTACTGTTACTGGTCTAGTTGGACGTAATGCTTATGGATGTTTGCCATGTGGTTTTACTCAACCTGCTAGCGGAACTCCGGCTCAGTAATATTACTAAGTTTGATTAAGAACATTAAATTGAAAGAGATATGATACCTGTTAATCAATTTATACTAGGTGGTAGTGACCCTTTACTATACCCTGGTGAAAAAATGACTAATAGCATTGATGAACAAATTGCTTTTCTTCAAAGTCAAAAACAAGCAATTAATGAAGCTTATCGTCGAAATGCTGTTGCAGCTGCAAATAATGGTGTAGTTCAAAATCAACAGGTAATTCCACAACAGCCTGTTAACCAAGGAATTTGGGATGCTATTGATGCTGAAATTGCACCGCTTACACAAGAACAACAAAATATGTTGCTTACTAACCAAGATTATGTAACTAATTATAATGCGTTACAAAGTATGGTACAAGCAGAAGTTCTTAATTTAGTTAGAGGAAAAATCGAAGCTAGTGAAGAAGGTAAACATTTACTTGAAGAACAACTTAAACTTGTTAAGTTGCTTAAAAGTAAAATTGTTGAAGTTACTAATAAAGAAATGGAATTGTTTAAGGCTTTTAAAGAAGCTAGTAAAACTAATCCTACTTTAACTTATGAAGAATTTTTAAAGCAATAATATTATGGTTGAAATTGGTAATGTAAAAGAGGTTATTAAAGATTATATTGTTAAACAATTAATATCTATGGGTGAGAGTTCTCCTGCTATAAGACTTTTAACTCCTTTAGCTAAGAGAGCTATTATGAATAATATTGATAGTTTTGATAAGTTTTTAAAACCTATTGCAGATAAAGATGGCATGATTGATATTGAAGGTATATTTGATGAAGAAATGGAAGTTATTAATAATATTGATAATTTTGATTTTGATATACCTTTTATTGGTGGCGGTAATATTTCTAAAGGTATTATATCTCTTGAAGTTCCTTATGTGAATAAAATTGTTGCTCTTAATCAAACTGATTTAGAAGTTTTAAAAGAATCATTAATCAGTTTAAAAACAAAGTAATATTATGAGAGAAATGCCTTACATTCAACCTTACCATGTTGGTAATCGTCGTGGCGGTAATCAAAATATTCTTGATGAATTTCGTGAATTTCTTGATGCACGTGGAGGACGAGGTGGTCGTGGTGGTAGAGGTGGCATGAGAAATCGTATTGGCTATGATACTTACGATACTTATGGTCGCTCTGCTAATAAAAATGACCGAGAAGAAAAGATTTTAACTATGCTTATGAGCGGTGGATATAATGACGATGGCTATCATTTTAATGAATATGAAGCTAAAGAAGTTGTAGAACAAATGTATCATGTTAAAGACAACAAGAAATATGTTGGTGAAAAATATGATATGAATAAAGCTCATGAAATTTGTGAACGCTATAAAGAAGTATTACCTAATGATGTTGAACCTTGTGATGTTTATGTTGCAATTAATGCTCAATATCACGATTATTGTAAATTATTCGATAGTTGGTTTGGTGGTAATATAGACAATAAAGTGTTTGAAAGTGCTATTACATTTTGGTTTAAAGATGTTGATTTTGATGGTGATAAAGTGTGGGAATATTTTCACATGAATAACTAATCATTATTGTGTAACTGTAAAAGGGAATTATCTTCGGATAGTTCCCTTTTTTATTTATCTAATTTTAATATGGACAAATTTATTGATGTAATTGTAAGTGGTATTCTTAATAATTTTGACTTTGGATTTATGTTCATTGTTAATGTTCTAACTTATATTGTTATTAAAGTTATTGATTACTTTAACGGCGATAATAAAGTTCCTACTTGGCAGAAAAGATGTATATTAATTATAAGTATTTTTACTATGGCTATGATTTATATTGCATCTGGATATGATAATACTATTATGCTTGTTAATAGTGCTATACTTGCTCCTGTGTTTTGGAGTTGGGTTGTTAGTCCTATTCTAAAGAAGTTTGGTGTTGGATATAAAGATATAGATAATACTATTGGTTAATATAATGTGAGTAGTTATTAGCTAGATTACAAAGCTGATTCTAGCCTATCACATCCTCTACGGGGAGTATAGCTTGTCGAATTTAGCTGTTTGTGAGCCTAGATGATTAACTATACACGGTTTGATAAAAGTCTGTCTATGAGGCTAGAAATAGCCTCTATGACTGTACATAAATATTTACAATGTGAAATCTATAAATAATAAAGCTATGAGAGTTATTAAGACTAAACATTTTCCTTTTGGTGGATATAAAGCTATTAATATTTTTGGTATTGTATTTACTAAAGGAGAATTAAGTAAAAAAGAACTTAATCATGAAGCTATTCATACAGAACAAATGAAAGAGATGTTATACATATTCTTCTATTTATGGTATGGAATAGAATATCTTATTATAAGATGTTTTCATGTTAAACAACACGATGCTTATAAAGATATAAGTTTTGAAGAAGAAGCACATAATAATGATGATAACATTGATTATATAGATAATCGTAAACATTATAGTTGGACTAAATATCTAAGTATTAATAGTTCTAAGAGTGCTTAATTAAAAAATGTTAATAATATAGGTAAATCGCTTATTATTAATAATATAATTTATATTTGTAACAAACTAAATTTTAAAGATATGGAAGATGATAAAAGAGTTAATTATAAGTTAGATGCAATTAGCAAACTTATTAATAATCTTAAACTTAGTATATCAGGCAATAAAGACCATGAAGAACTTGGAGAAAATAATGTTATAGTTAATCTTGATGAGATTAGTCAAAAGATTACTGAATTACATGAAATGGTTAAAGCTGAATTTGATGAATTTGAAAATCAACATAAAAGTGAATCAGATGAAACTCAAACTCTTCTTAATAATCGTTTTGATAAAATTGATGCTAAATTAGATAGTATTAAAGCTGCTGTTGATAGTATGAAAACTACTATTGGTAATAAACTTGATACTGTTAATTCTACTATTAATAAAGCAAATACAGATATAGTTGCTGCGATTAATGCTATGAAAGCTAGTAATGATACTAAAAACGATGCTATAATTACTGCTCTTCAAGGACTTGTAACTAAAGTTAATCAAAATACTAATAATATTAATTCTCTTAACGGTCGAGTTGATGCTCTAGAACAAGCTTAACATGAATTTTAATTTAGTAGAGATGTATAATGGCTTGTTAAGATTTAACAAGCATATACTAAATGAACTTGCAGAAGGACTTAAACATCTACCTAATTTAGATGGAGTATCTAAAGGAGATAGTTTAATTATTAATGAACAAGGTAATCCTGCTTGGGGTTCTACTGCATTTATTCCTACTTTTGAAAATGCTGCTTATGGTATTGAATGGACTAAAGATGACAATGATATAATCAGAATTGGTAATGCTAAATTTCATAGAGAACTTCCTATTCAAAATAGACTTAAAGGTTGTGTCTATAATGAAAAGAAAATCAGTTATTTCCTTAATCCTACGGGTTGGGCTAAACCTCTTGAAAATGGTCTTGTTCCTCCTCTTGATGGAAGTGATGGCGATGTTGGGGTAAGAGTTCCAGAATTTTATATGTGTGTTAAAGATACTGGTACTAAATATCAACTTTGGATAAGCGATTTTAATATTGATGGAACATTTACTAGAGTTCATCCTTTTATTATAAGTCATACTAAAACTATGACTAGAACTAGAGAAGATGGTAAAGAAGAAGTGTTTAGTGCTTGTATTAAACATGATGATACTAGATATTTAGGAGGAAATAAAAGTTCTTCTATTGTTGCTACTAAATTGCAAGGTAGACCTAGAACTGGTATTACTTATGATAAAGCCAATGAATTTTGTACTAATCGTGGAGATTGGATTACAATGATTGATTATCTTGAATATTGTGCTTTACAAGCTCTTTGTTATATTGAGTATGCTAATTTTGATAATCAAGCTGCATTAAATACTAATTTAACTAGTGATGGATTTAAACAAGGTGGTCTTGGTGCTGGTGTTACAAATTTAGTTTTGGATAGATTGACAGCTTTTAATGGTAATAATCCTATTGTACAAACTTATTGGACTGCTGAACATAATATTGGTAATGGTAGTACTAATGGTGACCATTATGAACTAGGAAATTATAATGTAGATGGAAGTAATTTAAATACTTATCCTGCTGTTTATCGTGGTATTCTAAATTTCTTTGGTGATATATGGACATTTGTTAGAGATGTAGCTATTATTAATAAAGATACAAATTATAATAGTGTTTATCTTCTTAAAAAAGGTGTTAATCATTCTGATATTACAATAGATAATATTCAAGATAAATGTTATTTTATAGGTGACCAAGCTAATACTAATAATTTTATTACTGAATTTGATTTTAGATTTGGTCCTTATTTTGTTCCTAATAAAGTTGGAACTAATAAAAAAGCTGACTATAATTGGAAAGGAAGTAATGATGGACAAGATACAGATAAAGCTGTTCTTGTACTTCTGCTTGGCGGTGGCGCTCCTGACGGTTCTGCGGCTGGCTCTGGTCTCTTTCATTCTTCTTGGGTTCGGTCGTATTCTTATGCTGCTATCGGCTTCTTTACCACAGTTAAACTTGATTAAATAAGTCCACGTGGAACTGTTGTTAGGAGTAGTTGGTTAATTAATTTGTTTTCTGTTTTTGCATTTCTCGATACTACTCCTACAACAGTTTATTATAATAATATTAAAGGTTATATTTCTTAAGATGATTGACATTTAGATACAGTGCTTCTGCTTAGCAGTAACGCTAATAACAGTTCTAAAGCTAGCTCTAGTAACTTTAATTCTAATTGAGTTCAGTCAGATTCTAATGCTAATGTCGGCTTCTTTTATATAATTCCTAAAACTAATACATATAAGATTAATATAAATATTATTTTGGGAAGTATAACCTTACCTCTTGGTAAAAGATAACGTTATTTAGAAACTAAAAGTGTTGGTAGTGATATTCACGAAGGCTCTTATATAAATTATATAAATATGAAAAGATATAATGGTTTACATGATAAACTATGTACTATTGAAAATATTGAAGTTGCTGATGATAATGCAAGAAAGAATAAGAATAAGAAATATGGTATTAATAAACATGATAAAAATAGACAATATGAAAATGAAGATTTAGTAGATAAACTATTTAATCTTAAATATAAAACTTCTAAATATAGCCTATATAAAATATATGAACCAAAAGAACGTATTATTTATAGACTTCCTTATTATCCTGATAGAATTGCTCATCATGCTATAATGAATGTTATAAAAGATATTTGGACAAAAAGTTTTATTCATAATACATATAGTTGTATTGAAGGTAGAGGTATTCATCTTTGTGCAAATAATCTTAAAAGAGATTTAAGGAAATATCCTAATGAAACTAAATATTGTCTTAAATTAGATATTAGGAAATTTTATCCCAGTATTCCTCATGATGGTCTTAAGAAATGTATTAGAAAGAAGATTAAAGATAAAGATTTTCTAATGATTCTTGATGAAATTATTGATTCTACTGATAATGTTCGTGATGTTTCTTCTAAATTAACTAATAAGATTGGAATTGGAGTTCCTATTGGTAATTATCTATCTCAATACTTTGCTAATCTTTATCTTAGTGAACTTGACCATTTATGTAAAGAAGAACTTAAATGTAAATTCTATTATCGTTATGCTGATGATATAGTTATTTTAAGTCATGATAAAGATTTTCTTCATAAAGTTCTTATTTATATTAAATTATATGTTCATACTATTGGATTAAAAGTTAAAGATAATTATCAAATATATCCTGTTTATAGTAGAGGAATTAATTTTGTTGGCTATGTATTTTATCATACTCATACTCTAATTAGAAAATCTATTAAATATAAAATTATAAGACTGGTAAATAGTTATTTAAACAGAGAAATTGATAAAAAAGAATTTAAAGTTAGAATGTGTGCTTATTATGGATGACTTAAACACGCTGATGCTAAAAATCTTCTTTATAAAATTCAAAGTCTTACAGGTGTCAGATATTCTAATTGGAATGGTAAAAGAACTAATATTACTAAATATTATGGTAAATACGTTAGAATAATTCAAATTATTAATTATGCTAAGTATTTTAGAATTAATTTTATTAGAAATGGTAAAGCTTATTACGCTGATAGTAGAGATAAAACTCTATTTTATTCTATACATAGACTTAATCATTTTCCTATTAATTTTAAAATTACTAAATATGATTGGTGTATTTATACTAAAAATAGAAAAGAAAATATTAAACCTCAAATATAATATATTATGGCTAAAAATAAACTTAAAGATGATATTATTAGAACTATATGCTGTTTAAATAGTGATATATCTAATAAAGATAGAAATTTATTAATTGAATTATTAAATTCTATTGTTGATTATACTAATAATACTGAACTTGAACAAAAAGTTAAAGTTATAGAACAAAAGCATAATGAATTAGTTGATACAGTTAATGAACTTAAAACTAAAGTTGAAACATATTCTGATAAGATTAATGAGCTTGAAGAAAGAGTTCATCAATTAGAAAATGCAAGTCAATCTTAACATGGCTAGTCTTAATCAATTAGTTAGTGAATTTGCTCATGCTGTTGGCAATCCTAATAGTATTCCTCTTAGACGTAATCTTCGATATGCTATTCTTCATGGTCGTAATGAACTAATTCGTAAAAGTTATGAAAATCATAAATATGTTGATAAAGGTTTGCAACAACGTATTCGTGTTTCTATTATTAATGTTCCTGATGGTGACCTATATAATAGTCAAACTCTTGGGCTTCCTGCAATTAAACGTACTAAACAAGAAGTTCCAAAGCCAGTTAGACTTATTAATAACTTACCTTTCCAATCAATTAGAACTACCGGACATTCTGGGATAGAAATACCTTTTGCTAAAGAAGCTAGTGCTAAGTTTTATCATTATCTTGCAGGTATGTGTAATCTTCCTGTTTATGATTATATTAATGGTTATATTTATTTCTTTAGTAATAATAAAGATTGGTTTCAAAATATAGGTTCTATTATTATTGAATCCCCTTTTGAAATTCCTTATCTTGTTCCTACCGAAACTGTTGAAAAAGCTAAAGATGTAAATTATGACCCTATTGATGATGAAGCTAAATACGATGATGATGAATTTCTTATTCCTGAAGATATGATTGGTGCTCTTAAAGAGATTGTATTTAAACGTAATCTTATTGAAGTTCCTCGTCAAACAAATGAAACTCCTATTGATAATTTTGTAACTAGATAAATTATGATTAAAGATATAGATATTAGTCATTATTATAAAAAGTTTATTGAAACTTCTAATGACGATATGGCAAAATATAATAAAGAACTTGAACTTATAAATAAGATGAAAGCTGATTGTCGTGCTTATATTAAAAGTAAAAATCAAGTTATTAAAGATGATTTAAAAATTAATCTTAATGAATATGGGTTTCAATTTCTTAATGATAATGTTGAATTAATTAATAAATTAGAGCAATTAATTAATAATCAACTTAGTTATACAGTTGGAGAAAGACGTATTGTTCTTCTCCAACTTTTGCGTTATTGCAACTTAGCTAAAAAAGCAAACGATTATATTATTGCTCTTAAACTTGCTACAAGACGTTCTGAATTAAGTCTTTCTGATTATAAAAAGTACATTCATAGGTATTATAGTTATGGTGTTCATAAATGTGTTCTTGAAGGCTACGCTTATCATTTTAAATATGAAATTGGTGATTTAGTTATTAATTTCTGGAGATATAGAGATAAACCTAGAGATACTTATGTTGATTGGAACGCTACTAGACTTAAAAAACAAGAAATTATTGATGCTGGTCTTAAACCTTATGATAAAGAAGAAGCAGAAATATATAAAATTCGTGGACTTAAGTATGATGGTATTCCTTATGTAGTTTATAAAACTAATAAAGAGTTTTATGAAATACAACTTATTAATAATGGAACTCATAGTTATAGTGCTATTAAATTTAAGTATGCTAATTATATTAATAGAGAACTTAGAGGTAAAGATGCTAAACAACTTAATTCTGAATGTAAAACTGTTGATGATATTTTTAATCTTAAATTAGGATTAAGAAGTAAACTTCTTGTTTATCTTGAACGAGAACCTAATGCTCCATTTAAATATATTAGAAATGTTAATCAACAAAAGTATGAACGTGGAGCACATAATAATGGTAATAAAACTAGATATAAAAACTAATATTATGGCAAATAATAAAACGATTACGATAGAACATATTATTGCTAAACTCGATAATGATTTCAATCCTGATGGAAGTGATTGGATTCCTAGAGTTCCTGCTTGGTGTGTTGATGCTATGAATGAACTTAAAGTTCTTCGTAAAGTTGATAAGAAAATGAAACTAACCGTCATTAATAAGATAGCTAAAAGTAAATGTTGTCTTATTGATGACGGTCTTAAAGTATATGATAGTAATGGTTGTGAAGTACCTAGGGCTGATACTAGTAAATATAGATGTAGTGATACTGAATCTGCTCCATCCTCTACGGGGGGTCAAGCGGAGGACGAAAGTCCGGAGCGTGCTACTAATAAAGACTATCTTGGTATGCCCGATGATTGTTGTCCTAATGGTTCTAGAACTAGAGAAGTTATTGATACTGGTAAAATAGGATGTAATCCTGTTGTTTATACAGTTCATAATAATACTGAATGTCCAAGATGTCAGCATGAAGTTCATTCTCATTGTCAGACCCCTCGTGGAGGATATGATAAGTCAAATCATAATTATATTCTTATTGGAGGTAATACTATTGAACTTAATTTTAATGATACTTGTATAACAGTTGTTTATAAAGATATTGAAACTCAATATAGTGATAACTATCATTGTGAGATTCCTGTTATACCTGCTAATGGTAAATTAATTCAAGGTCTTACTTATTATTGTATGGCTCGTATGCTTATGAGAGGATATAAACATCCTGTGTTTAATCTTTCTGCTAGTCAATATGGAACTAATCCTTTCTATCTATGGGAAAGTATGAAGAAAGATATTAAGACTAGTATTCTATTAGATGAACAAAGTGATGATGATAGTGGTTGGAATGAGTTCTTTTATAACTTTACTTTTCCTAAATAATTATGAATATACAAAAGAAACTTAGTCTTAATAAACATCCGGGTGATTGTGTACCTTATTCATTAGTTGCTGCTAAGAACGTTAAAGTAAGTAATGATGATAGGATGATTGTTAATGAAGAAGGACTTGAAGATTGTAAAGCAATTGCCAATTCTATTCATGAAGATGGTATTAATAATTTTAAAATAGTTGGTGTTATTCCAACTAGTACTGAAGTTATTTTATTTATTGTTAATACTGATTCTAATGAGTCTTATATTTATAGATATAATGAACAAGCTGATAATTGTTATAGAGTAAATAGTAATTGGAAGTATAATGGTGGAAAGATTAAAGGAACATATACATATAATGTTAAAAATCATCTTATAATTGCTATTGCCGAAAGTGATGCTTCTGTTGATGTTCCTCTTAAAACTATTAATATTGATTTAGATTCTGGAAGTCCTGATACTGAAATGTCTATTATTCCTCAAGTAACTTTACCCACAGTTAGCAATTTAAATTATGTTAGTGGAGCTGCTTATAAAGGATTTTATTTTATGTTTATTAGATATAAAATAGATAAGACTAATTATACTAAATGGTATAGTATTGGATTTCCTATTTTTAATGATGTTATAATTCCACAAGTTATTAATAAAGTTTGTTTTCGTAAAGAGTTTGTTTATGATCCTAAAGATGACCCTAATGGATATTGCTATGGAAATAGTGATTCTTTTAGTGATTCTAAAGATATATGTAATCAAACTTTTGAAGTAAGTATTACTGGTGGTCGTTCAGGACTTTATCAATTAGGACTTATTATATGTAAAAAAGATAGTACGCAAGCTTTTAGAACTGATGATTTAAATAGTAATATTTTTAAGTTTAGTAGAGATGTACTTGTGGAATATAATATAGCAGATTTAACTACTGATTATTATAATTATTATAATGTTGGTAACATTATTAATTATAAAAATAGAATATATATTGCTAATTATGATGAAAAAAGTGATAATGATAATAGAACTTTGAGTGATGGTAAAACATTAGAAGAATCTGTTAATGATATTGTTATTAAACTTAGAAATAAATCTGTTAATGCTTATTATAACAGTTATAATGTTGTACATGCAGTTAGTGAAAAAGGACCTTATTTTAAAATGGCTAGTCTTGGATTTACTGGAACTGTAGATTATGAAATAGCTGATTATACTAAACTATTTAATAATAATCAATATCCTTTTCGTACTTTTAAAACTCTTCTTAATGAAACTGTTATTCAAGGTATTGCTGCTCATGAATATTTAAAAGTTAATTATAATACTGTAATAAAAGTAGGTTCTAAAGGCGGAGCTAATATTAAAGAATATTTAGCATGTAATTGTTTTATTATTCCTACTAGTTATAAGTATGAAAATAATATATCTAGTTATAGTTTACCTAGTGAAGTTAAAATTGTTTGTTATACTTATAATGGTGTTGGATTTACAGAAGATGCTGTATTTACTAGCGGAGTTATAATATTTGGAACTGCTCAATTTGATATTGATAATTGTAAAATGAGAATTACTCATAGTGTAATTGATCCTTCTTATGATTTTAATGAACGTAAAAAGAATGATACTCTTATTCCTGGAGAAGTATATAATTTCTTTATTCATTTTGTTGATAAGTATGGTGATGCTAGTAGAGGATATAAATTATCTAATAAAGATAAATATATAAATGATGTTATAAATGATAATTCTCATTGTACTATAATAACTGTTGATTGGATTAATGGTACTGCTGGTACTATTCCTTATTGGGTTGTAATTAGTGGAACTATTCCAATATCTAGTATTAGTTCTAATGTTAAACAATATATTGCTGATAGTAAAATTGTAGTTTATACTGCTGAACCTATTAATAATCCTTTAACTAATATTTTACTTAATAGTGCTGGCGAATTAGAAGCAACTAATAGAGATGATTTATATACTCTTATTTCTAATTATTTTATAGACTATCAAGATAAAGATAAATATAATGATTTATATGTTTATCAAGTTATAAATAGTGGTAGCTATACTCCAACTAGTAATCAAATTATTTATGGCAATTATGATAATGAAGCTAAATTTGGTTATTATGAAAATATTAATGGTGATGAACTATTTAGAATACCAGATTTAATATTTAAATCTGAATCTATTGGCGGAGAACATACTAGAGGTTTTGTATATAATATGAATGATACCTTTAATAAGTTCTATATTAATGTTAATATTGATAATAATCTTTGGAATAAAATAAAAGAATTAGGTTATGTTGGTTGGTTTGTTAGTTATGAAAAAATAGAACCTATTACTAGATATACAGGATTATTAACTAGAAAAGATTTTGCTAATATAGCTAGTAATATTACATGGCAAGAATCTAATTATGCTGCTAAGCCAGGTTTTGTTTCTAATAATTATACTAGTGATAAATGTTATCTATATAGTGGTAGATTTGACATTGATGATACTATTAAATATGATTTTAATATAATTCGTATTGATGGTAAATGTACATTTGAACCGTTTAGAGAAAAATCTGATGTTGTTGATATGGTTGTTAATACTACTTATCCATATAGTTATAATATGCCTGTTATAGGAGTAATAAGTAGAAATGTATATAAACCTATTAATAATTATAAATTAGTAGTAGCTGATAGTATCGCAGATGATAGAGCTGGAAAAGGTACAGCATTAGAAATGGATGATTATAAAGAACTTTCTTTAGATGCTGAAACTATGTTTCTTGCTACTGTTCTTAATTGTACTAGAAATATTTATATTAATAAAGAAAAAGAACTTATAAGACTTAATGATGTTCGTTATTCTAGTGGAACATATTCTATTGAACATGGATATAATGGTAGAATGACATATGATGGAGTATTAGTATATAATGATAATAGAGTTATTATGAATGAAGGAGATTATAGATTATATTCACCTGATAATACTCCTTATTATTATATTGATGGTACACATCCTTGTTGGCTTGATAAACCTTTTGTTGAATATATCCAATTTCCTCTTTATAGCGATAAGTTCTTTGAAAGTAAATGTTTTAATAATGAACCTAGTAAAATAGCATTTAGTATTAAAGAAGAAACTGATACAAAAAGTGTTGCATTTGGTACGTTTGTAGAACCTAAAAATAGTGTTGATTTATTTAAAGACCCTATTGGTAATGTTGATCAATTTGTTCCTAAGTTATTAACTCAATATCGTAATGATATTATTAATATTACTCGTTTTGATAAAACTATAAGACGTAGTAATGTTATTCAAGATGAAAGTGAAGTTAACGCTTGGAGAATATTTCCTATTGAGGGTTATAAAAATATTACTGAAAATAAAGGAAGTATAACTAATTTAGTTGGAATTGGATATTATCTTTTAGTTCATACTCAACATAGTATGTTTATGTTTGATATAAGTGCTGCACTTAAAACTAGAGATGAAAATGTTCAATTATATCAGCCTGATGCTTTTGAAGTTGATTATAAAGAAGTCTTTACTAGTGATAAAGGTTATGGTGGACTGCAAGATGATTTAGCATATATAGTTGGAGAATTTGGTTATATTTTTTATAATGATGATTTTCATAAACTTTATCAATTTGATGATGGTCAACTTAAAATAATGGATGAAGATATTAAATTATGGCTAGATAAATATCATCCTAATAAAGTTAGATTTGCTCATGATAAATTTAATAATCGTATTCTAATTAAATTTGATTATACTTATGATAATATTAATCCTAATACTAAAGAATCTATTATAGAATCACATAATGAAGTCATTAGTTTTAATTATAAAGTAGGTAGTTTTATTAGTTTACATGATTATTATTTTAATAATGCTTGGTCTACTAAAACTAAATGTTATTTTCAAACTGAACATAATAATGATAGACTTAACTGCCCTCTTCATATATTTACTAATGAATATAATTATGGTAGATTTAATACTCATATGGGTGATGATAGTAGAAGTCTATATTTAGTATCTAAACAAGAAGTTGGTGATGAGCCTATATTAGTTCATAATAGTTATATTGATATTATGGTTAATGAATCTTATGAACTTATTAAATTTCTTGAATTTATTAAATATAAAGTACGTAAGATATATATTCCTATTTATAGTGATAATATTAATAATCCTGTTGATTTAAGAGAACATCCTTATGCTGGAGATGTACTTCGTATATTTAATGAAGATAATGATACTGATGATATAGATATTAATATTGATAAACTTAATGAATTTAATAAGTATAAAAAACCTTGGTATGAACTTACTCAATATAACTTTAATTATTTCCGTAATGCAATTAAAGAACATCCTAATACAGTAAGTGATAAACTTCGTAGAGTATATGGTAATTATTTTGTAGTTCGTTTCATATTTAATAATTCAGATAATAAGCGCATTGAATTTGAAAGTCTTGAATGTGCTCAAACTCAATTTAGAAAATTATGATACAGTATAGAGATAGACAAAGACAAAAAGCTTTTATTGGTGCTATTATTGGTGCGGCTGCTAGTATTGCTGGTGGTATAATTAAAGGTAATAAGCAAAAGAAAGCTCAAGAAAAAGCTCAAGCTGAAGCTCAAGCTGCACAAGACCATAAAGATGCTTTACAAAATGCTCAAGCTTTAACTAGTGCTTATGCTAATCAAGATTATGTTGGTCAATATAATGATAAGCTTACTCTTAAATGTGGCGGTAGAGTTCGACGTAAAGCTGGTTTCGGTACTGAATTTGCTGATGCTCTTCCCGGTTTAGGTAATCTTGCTAGTTCTATTACAGGAGTTCAAGGGCTTGGTGAATTAGGTACTGCAATAGGTCAAGGTATTTCTGCTAATCAACAAATTAATGAAAATAAACGTATTGCTCAAGAAGCTGAACAGCGTAAACAACTTCAAGCTGGTCAACAACAACTTAATATTACTTCTGATAAAATGACTAATCCAATGACTATGTATCAACGCTCTAGTTTTATTAATAAATATAAATGTGGTGGACGTAGAAAAGCATGGATTGGTGCTGCTATTGGTGCTGCTGGAAGTTTAATTGGTGGTATGTTTGGAAGTAAAGGACAACAACCAATTCAAGTTAAACAAGCTGACCAAGCTAGTTATAGTGCTCCTAAAACTGGTCTTGAACGTCCTGAATGGATTACTAATGGTACTGTTCAACAACCTGTTATGCCTCAATCAGTATATCGAGATAGGCTAAATGTATATCGCTGTGGCGGTCATAGACGCTAGTCTTTTGCTCTCTGTTGAATTATTATATATAGGTATGAACTATTAATCGACTGATATGCTATCATTCAGCAGAGAGCCTTAAAATCAATCAAATTACAATTTCTCGTTATATTATATAAAATGCCTAGAAAAGATAAAGTTATTCATATAAGTAATTTACCTAGTACATTTAGAGGTAATGTTACTCGTAATGGAAGATTTATTCAAAATGGTATTCCTCCACTTGGTGGAGCTTATGATAAAGTTGCTAAATCTACTGGTTTAATAAGACTTGGTAATGAATTTCTCTATAATGGTATAAACAATTTGGTGTCTAAAGATAATAGAGAAAAATTAATGAATAATACTGCTGGTAGACTTATTAATTATGTTAGAGATTTTAATAAAGAATCTCTACCTAGTGATGATGAACTTGGACCAACATTTCCATTTAATATTATTCAAACTCCTAGAAGTAATGGAAAAAATCTTCCTCAAAAGCAATATGCTGTTGGTGGTAAAGTACCAAATGTAGTTGCTGGTGGTATTGCTCAACCTCTTGGTAATAATTTCTTTTATATGAATGGAAGAAAACATAGTCAAGGTGGTATTGATATTGGTCCTAGTGATAAAACTGGTATTGAAGTAGAAGATGGTGAAGTTGTTGAAACTAATGGAAATGAACTTAAAGTTTATTCTGCACAACCTATTATTAATGGTGTTAGTCCTGCTAAATTAGTTATGGGTGGAGCTAATCCTAATAAAGTATTTAAAGCTCAAGAAGATTTTAAAGATAGAAATGGGATTAACGATGATGGTACTAAAGCTAAATATGGTAAAGAAAAATATGTAGCTAAAAGTGATAATACTAGAGTAACTCCTATAATGGAATCTCCTAGAAATAGTGGTATTAAACAAGGAGATTTTATTTATTATCCAGAAACTTATAGAATAGCAAATAATACTTTAGAAAAAGTTCCTGCTAGAAAAGAAGTTAATATGACTCCTCTTGAACAAGTTAATCCTGAATTTGATATATTGTTAGGTGGCGCTGGAGTTTTAAGAGGTGTCGATAAAGCTACTAAAGTTGCTATGGCTTTAGATAAAAATATTTCTAGAACAAGTCAAAAAGCTATTACTAAAGGTAGAGATGCTTTAGGTTATTATTCTATTTCTCCTAATATTCGTTATAATTTATCTGTTAATAATGGTAGAAAAGCTCTTGGTGTTAAACCTACTAACCTTCTTGAAGCTCCTAAAAAACAATTAACTTCTAATATTGGTAAATATAAAGATTTTGTTAATATATTAGATAGTAACGGAAAAGTTATTGATATACCTGATGTTCTTCAAACTAATATTGATGATACAAAAGCTTTTCTTAAGACTTTTAATAAATGGAATGCTCGTTATGGTTATGACCCTATTCCTTTATCTGCTGCAAAGAATCCTAAACAAGCAGATAAACTTATTAAAGATAGATTGCTAGAACATAATACATTTGTTAGAGGTGTACATAAAACAGGTAATGAAGAAAATATAAATAATATACTTAGAAGAAATGGTGTTGAACCTACTCCTGAAAATAGAGCTAAATATTATGCTTCAACTTATGCCCCAGATACAGGAGCTGGTAGAGCTGGATTTAATTCTTCATATAATGGAGAAGGTACTATTTATTCTTCCAATAGTTTAAGTACAGGTATTGGATATGCAAAAGCTAAACATCGTAATGAAAAAGATGGATTTGTAGTATCTGTTAGACGCCCTATTAAATTTGAAGGTAATAGAGAAAATTGGGTTAAAAATGCTGATTTTGGTTTTGATAATTCTAAAAGAAGTAGACTTTATGCAGATTATGAACTTCCGTATTTACTTCGATATGGTAAGAGTGCTAGGACTGAATTAAGTAAAAATAAAAATATTCCTTATAAAGATATTATTTCTAAAGTTAATAAAGACTATTCTAAACTTCATGGTTATAATGAGTATATTGCAAATAAAATCAAAAGATTTATTAATGACCCTGATATAAAATATAAACCTAGTTATCAAATAACTGGTAATGCTAAAAACGATTATATTAATGATGTTATAGGTCGTGAAATTAGTAATTTACCTGGATATAATCCTTTTACACATTACGTTCGTAAATATGTTTATGATATTTTAGAAAAGAAAGGTATTGATGTTAATAGTCCAGGTATTGGAATAACTTTTGGTTATAAAAATTTTAAAGTAGTTAATTATAATAATGATATTTTTGGTAATGATGTAATATATCAAATACCTGAAAAAGAAGTTAAAGATATATATTATAAAGATATTAATAATCAACTTGGTAAACTAATTTCTAATAATTATAGAAAATATGTTGAAAAACAATTTGATAAACTTTATAATAAAGATATTAATAGAGAACTTAAAAAAAGTAAACGTATTAGTAATAACGAACTAAAAGAATATATTAAATCTAAAGGTATTTATCCAGAAAATAAAAAATATAATGTTATAACTAGTGAAGGTCTTGTTAGCACTAGTAGAAATAAAGGAAATCCTTATCAACATTTTATTTTTACAGGTGATGTTGGTAAACAAGGTCTTGATGTAGTTGATATTAAAGATGTTAATTCAGAAGAATTTAAACATATATTTAATACTCGACAACATGTAGGACAATATAGTAAAGGTTATAGTCGTAAATCTAGAAAACTTGGAGAAAAAAATATGATTGTAAGTATTAGTGGTAATGTTAAGAATGGATTAATTCATTCTCCATCCTCTACGGGGGGTCTACGCGATAAATTTGCTGTTGGCGGAAAACGTATTAATCGTCATGGAAGAACTTGGGAATATGATGAACAAAATGGATATTATGTTCCTATAACTAATCGAACTATTAATAGAACTTCTATTTATCCTATTAATAAATCCGCTAGAGGAGAAACTATTGTTGGTAGTGATTATACTTTTAGGAATGGTAGATGGTCTAAAAATAATACTACAAATAATAATACTAATAAATCTAATATTGATAATGAAAATCGTCGTCCTCAATATTATGCAGAACGTAGACTTCCTTTATTTGAAGATGGTGCTGGAATTACTAGCGGTTTAGTTAGAGCTGGTTGGAGTCATGGAAATAATAAAGGTATTAGTATAAATAATACTAATATTCCAAGTTTATCTGAAACTAAATCTAGTGGGAAGACCCCCCGTGGAGGACGAAGTAAGTCAAGTCAATCAACTCAATCTATTCCTACTAAAACACCTCCAACTGCTGTTTATAATCGTAATCTACCTAAAATAGAAGCTAGTATTCCAACTACTTTACCTGTTTCTACTAGTACACCTGCTAAAGGAACTACATCTTCCGATGGTAAAGGTCAAGGTAAATTTAAAAATCTTACTACTGCTGATTGGATTGGACTAGGTAGTAATGTAGCTGGTAGTTTAGCTAGTTATTTTGCTAGTAAAAGAGCTATTAATAAAATGAGAGGTCCGGAACAGCCTACTCTTATTAGTGCTAATAAACTTAAAACTAAATACAATATTAATCCTCAACTTGATAGAATTAGAGAAGATAAATTCGAAGCTTATCGTGATATTGATTTTAATACTGCTAGTAGTCGTGTTAGTTTAGCTCGTAAACAACGAGTTCGTAATGCTGCTGGTCAAGCTGTTAACGAACTTTATGGTAATAAAGAAAATATAGAAACTAATCTTATTAATCAAGATAGACGTAATCAACAAAGTGTTCGTCAATTTAATGCTCAACAATATAATCAATATATAGATAGAAAAACAGCATTTGATAATGGTATTAGAGAAGCTAAAGTAACTAATATTAATAATTTATTTAGTGGTATTAATGCTGGTATTCAAGATATGATTAGTAGATATGAAAATCGTAAAGCTTTAAATAATACTATTGGTGCTATGAGAGCATCTGCTCCTAATGTAGATGATAGAATTATGAGAGATGCTGGAGTTGATTATGATGAATTTATTATTCGTAAACGTAGAAAACTTGGAGGAAAACAATCATGCCGATAAACTTTTATACTCCTACTTTTAGACAACAAGTTAATCCTATTGACTTAAATGTCTTAGCTAGAACTTATAATACTCTTGAACAAGGTCATCAACAAGCTATTCAAACTAAATCTCAGATTGATGCTCAACTTGCTCAATTAGATTTAAATGAAGCTGAAGATGCTTGGCGTCAAGAACAACTTAATAAAGTTCGTAATGCTCTTACCGAAAATATGCAATATGGTAATGCTTATTCTAGTCTTGATGATATAGTTGGAACTTATGGAGATATAACTTCAAGTCCGGGAATGATTGGTCGTTTACGTGCTCAACAAGATTATAAAGCATATATGGATAATCTTGATAAACGTACTGATTTATCTGAAGATTATAAGAATTATTATCGTGTTGTTAATAAATATAATTATCAAGATATAACTGATAAGAATGGTAATGTTATTGGTGGAAGTAAATGGACTCCTATTGATAAAGAAGTTTCTGAAATTCCTATGAATCAGATACTTAATCAAGCACTTCAATGGGCTGCTAAAGAACAAGGCGGTGGTAGTCAAACAAGATGGCTTGATGCTAATGGTAAAGTTACTGATGATATTACTAAATCTGTTACAGGAGAAATTTATTCTCATACTAAAGGTGATTGGCAAAGATTAAGTAAAGCTAAACTTGCTGAAGCTGTTAAAGCTGTTATTGAAAATACTCCTGGAGCTAAAGCTAGTCTTGAACAAGATTATAAGATTGCTAAATGGAAATATGACCAAAATGGAAGTAATCCTGATATAACAGATAAAAATGGTATTCTTCTTACTCCTGAACAATATCTTGCTAAACGTATTGACCCTTTCTATAATGCTGCTACTTTTTATAATCAAACTAGTGATACTACATATGGTGCTGCATGGAAAGCTCAATTAGCATTAGCTCAGAAAACTGCTGCTAATAATACTCAAAGAAAACAAGCTATTGATAATTTAACTTATAAAGGTACTCCTGTTCGTATTGATAATTTTATGCCTGCACAAGCTCAAGCTGAAATTACTACTAATAGACAATCAATAGCTGGACTTCTTACTAAATATAATCCTGATATTAATATTGATTTAAGTACTGCTGATACAGATGTTATTAGAAATAGTATTATGAGTAATATTAGCAATCCTACTGATAGAGCATATGCGCTTAGTTATCTTAATGATATTATTGATAATCAAGAATATATTAATAATCTTAAAGTTGGTAAATCCGAAGATAATATTTATGGATTTGATACTTATAATGCTATTATTAGTTTAAGTGATTTACCTTCTAATAAATATTCTAAGACATATAGTAAATATGTTAATCAGATATTTGGAGATAGTTCTGCTATTAGACAATACTTTAATAATGACGATGTATATAATTCATTTATTAGTGCTTTAGGTGGAGAGAAAAAAGCGGCTAGTCTTGGTATAAGATTTGGTTCTGATGGTAATGGTTATAGATATGCTGAATTACCAAAAGATTATCATAAATCTATTTATAGTTTTGGTAAAGCGGTTAAAGAAGCTGAAGATACTAGAAATCCTTTAAATGCTTTTCTTAATTCTGCTAAGACTAGATTTTTTGGTTACGGTGATAAATTTGTTCGAGTTGACTCTAATGGTGAAGAACATCATGCTGGATTGCCAACAGGCAATAAAGAACCTTATATTGGTTTAATTGATTATGTTGATTCTCTTAAATCTAAAAATGATGCTGTTCTTGATGGTGGTCAAATAACTTCTTCTACTATTGGTATTAGTGCTTTAACTCCAGAATTAGCTGAAATTAATTTTATGATGAACGCTAATCCTGAAGAAGCTAGTAAACTTTCAGCTTATAAAAAGAATAAAGAAGAACAAGCTATGATGGCTATTCGTAGTGGTATTGATTTAACTCAAGGTGAAGCTTATATTACTAGTGAAAATGGAATATTTGAACCTATGACTTCTGAAGATAGAAAAGCTTATACAGCTTATCTTAGAAGTGCTAAAGAAAATGAGATTACTCCTACTATTGTTCGTGACCCAAAAACTGGGGATGTTGGAGTTCAAATTAATATTGCAGGTTACTATGATACAGAAGGTAAACTTAAAAGAGAACCTATTACTTTACTTGTAGGTAGTGGTGCTATTGATAGTTCTATTATTCAATCTTGGAATCAAGATACTAGTTGGAGAGCTGCCGGTAAAGTAGAAAATTACTATAATGCTAATAGACCTATTTCTCTTACTAATAATGCTGCATTTACTGGAATTGATAAATTTAAATTAGTACCTAATGGTGAAGGTTTTAATTTAATTAATTCTACTAATAATCAAACTATTGGTTTAGTAAGTAAAGAAAATGCTGTTGATATTGTAGATAATTTATCTCAATGGGAACAAACTGTAACTGCTGTTAAAGCTGGAATGACAGTAGATGAAAATGCTGTTAAAGCTATTCAACAAAATATTGCTACTAAACTTGCTCAACTTAGTGGCAGTTCAGACCCTTATGTTATTCAATATTACTATGATGAATTAACTAATAATCTATACTAATATGGATGTATTAAAGTTTCTACAAGGTGGTAATCAAACACCTAATCCTAAATATAATCCTAAAACTAAAAAGGGGGCTACTCAGCCTCCTGTTTTAGTTGATTACAACCCAGGCACTTCTGTTAGTGACCTGGGTCGTGGTCGTTTATTTAGTCGTATTTCTGGACAATCATATAATCTTAATCAATATGATATAGATAAATATGCTCCTTATGATGTTTATGTTAATCCTGTTGATGACCCAGAAAAACTTGATAAAGAACGTGCTGTTAATCAAAGTAATTGGGAACAAGGATTAAGAATGATTGGACAGATTGGTAATGAGATTACTGTTGGTACAGCTATTGGTTTTGCAGATTTAGCTGATGCTTTCTATAATATGGTTAGTAATAGTCCTAATGATTATCAATCTGAAATAAGTTCTGAACTTGAGTCTTTAAAAGAATCTATTAATGAAAGATTAGCTATATATAGAGAAAATCCTAATACTGCTTTTGATATTGGAGATTTTGCTTGGTGGGCTAGCAATGCTCCTAGTATAGCTAGTTCTTTAACTCTTATGGTTCCTAGTGCTGGTCTTGCTAAAGGTGTTTCTTTATTAGGTAAAGGTATAAAGTTTAATAAATTAGCTAATAAAATAGCTAATGCTATTAATATGACTCAAAAGAGTAGAGCCATTACTGGTAGAATAGCAGAAGCTACTGCTATTGGAGTTCCTTCTCGTTATCTTGAAAATTATCAAGAAGCTAGACAAACTTATAATGATATTGAAGATTATTCTAAAACTCAACTTGCTAATATGAATGATAAACAAAGGGAAGAGTTTTATAATAATAATCCTAAATATAGAGATATGTCTGATGAAGAAGTAGCTAAAGATATTGCTAAAAATAGTGCTGATGTTACTTTTGCTGAAGATTGGGCTAATGTTCTTTTTGATGTATGGCAAGTTTATAGTTTAAAGAACTTATGGAAAAATGCTTTAAGTGGTAATACAACTAGTTCTAGACTTAGAAATTTAAATACTGCATTTAATAGTAATATTGATGATGCCGCTGCAATTACTAATGCTTTAAGTAATAAAACTACTAAACAAGCAATTACTAGTACATTAAAAGATATAGGTGATGATATACTTCATGGAGTAAGAGCGGAATGGACAGAAGGTGTTGAAGAAGCTATTAACTATATAGCTAGTCAAGATGGTTTATATAATGGTAAAAAAGTATTTGATAAAGATATTCCTCAACAAACTATTAAAGATTATCTTCAAGACCCAATGTTATGGGAACAAGCATTTTGGGGTGCTCTTGGAGGTGTAGTTTTTAGTGGAGTTATGAATAAAGCTGGAGAATTTATTAATAAGCGACTTGATAAAGATTGGACTTCTGCTGAAAAACAAAGAGAAAATGAAATTCTTGGTCGTACTGCTACATTTCAAGCATATCAAGAAAGACTTAATTCTATTGCTAATGGTAAGAATCCTTTTATAACTACAACTAATGAAAATGGTAATCAAGTAAATCCTGATATTGTTGCCGGTACAGAAGAAGAACTTCGTAGTATAGCTGAAAAAGAATATATGGATAATATTATTATTAATTCTATGAACGCTGGTAATTTAGGACTTCTTGAAAGTTCTATTAATAGTAAAGAATTTAATGATAGTATTACTAATAAACTTGGATTACAACAACAAGATAGTAATGAACTTATTAATAGATTTAAAACTGAAATTAATAATCTTAAAAATGAATATAATACTACTTTAAATAAAGTTAATAGACTTGGTGGCGGATTTGAAGTTGGTCGTATTATAGCTACCCAAATGGTTCATGCTCGTAATCGTCAAGAAAATTATAATAATCTTCTTAATTGGGCTAATGATGTTTTAAATCAAGATATTACAAATAATCATATTGAAAATGTTGATATTACTTCTGCAAAGAATGGTATTTATCAACATATTATTAATAGTATTCAAAGAGATATTAAAACTATTCAAGATAATGCTGCAATTAATAATTCTGTTAAACAAGAACGTATTGCTCAATTAAATGAACGATTAGATGCTATTAATAAACTTTATACTCCTATTGATATTGAAAATAAAAATGATATTCAATCAGCTATTCAACTTCAAAAACAATATAATGAAGTATTTAAAGATTTAGCAGAAGTTGTTAATGCTGAGATTAATGTTGAGGTTAATAAAAATCAACTTAATTTATCTGATGATAATATTAAATCTCGTATAACTTATCTTAATAACTTCTTTGATAATAGTCGTAAAAAGATTGTTAATAAAGCTATGGACGATTTACGTAATGCTTATAAACAATATGGTAAAGAATATGTCAATTCTGTTATTAAAGATGCTAATAATGGTAATAAACCAAATATAAATAAAGTTATTAGAGATGCTTATGCTGCACTTGATTTAAGTTCTAAAGGTAATGAACATCTTAAAAATACAATAGAACAATTAGCTGAGATTGCTGAGATTGAAAATGATGTTAATAATACTCCTAAAGAGGAAGAAGTTGCTCCTGTTAATCCTGATGTTAATGAAGTTAATGAAACTGATGTAGATGATACTAGTTCATCTTCATCCTCCACGGGGAGTATAGCGGAGCGAAGCGGAGCGGTTCCTAGTGAACCTACTAATGCTGAACAACCTCAATCTCAAACTGGGCAATCAGTTTCTCAAGGGACTATTAGCACTCCTAAACCTGAAGTTACTAATGTTCTTCCAGATGATGAATTTGAACGCGGTCAAATAGGTACTGATTTAGTTTATGAAAGTATAGCTGATTTAGAAGATTCTTTAGGACATGAATCTACTAGTAGTGATTTACTTAATGCTAGACAATCTATTATTGATAAACTTAGTCAAGCTGGATTTGAACAAACAGAAGCTAGCGATATAGTTAATAATATTATTGATGGTCTTACAGGTGGTAGTTTATATAGTTCTGTTCAAGATGATAGCACTAGACGTTTATTACTTAATGCTACTTACGCTACTATTACAGGTAATGAACGCAATATAGAAGCTATTATGGATGATTTTGCTAATAGTGTTGATAGTGAAGGTAATACTAGAGGTAAAATTGTTAATGGTAAAGTCTATCTTAGTATTGGTCAATTAGTTGAATATATAGATAGTGTTACGGGTAATAAAATTATTAAAAATTATTTGTTTAATCAAATAAAAAACTATCTTTACAACAGCACTAATAATCAAGGCAAATATCGTGCTACTGATGAATCAACTATTAAGAAACTTAATGCTAGACAATTTGTTCAATATGTTGATAATATTGCTAAAGAACGTCTTGAAAGACTTCAAACTGAAAATACAAATAATGTTAATCTTGGATATATAGTTGATAATGAAAATGTTAAAGCATTTACTTCTATTAAACAAGGCGATTATTTAGATGCTGAATATGACAATAAAACTAAACGTATTAATATTCTTACTAATGGAACTATTGTTGGTTATATAGGAGTTCCTAATATTGATAAGTTTGGTAATTATGATATGGTTAATCAAGGTTGGAAGTATAATATTCATGTTGAGAATGGTCAAGTTGTTTCTCCTCTTAAAGATGCTTTAATTAGTATTCTTAACGGTGATAGATTTGATGAAGAATTTATTAGTCATTTATATGAATTTGCTGTTAGAGATGAAATTACTTCTGATGAATTAACTGACTTATATAACGAACTTATTAATAAATATCCTGATATTAATAATGATTTTCTAGTTGGTTCACCTACTGATATATCTAAACATCTTATTAATATTACTAGATATATATTTAATCAACCTTATGAAAATAATCATGAAGCTAGTATTAATCGTTGGTTTAATAATCTTTTAAATAGTTATGACCAAGCTACTACAATAGTTAAAGGTGATTTTAAAGGTAAAATTAAAGCAGTTAATGTTAAATATGGAATTTTAAATACCATAGATGATGCTAATGGCGATTGGAATGATATACAAGAAACTGTAGTTAATTATGATGAAAATACTAACAAACTTGGTGTAGTTGTACAAGGTCAAGTATATCTCAATGGAGAAAGTAAACCTACTATTATTGAAAATCTTACTACTAATGGTATGCCCGTTATTAGTATTCCAAATAGTGATGGTACTTCTCTATATGCTTTTTGTAAACAAGTTCCATTAAATAGTAATCTTCTTAAAGGAGATGCTAAAAATATAGTTAATTCTATTAAGAATGAAGTTACTAATCTTTGTAATGATTATATGATTGGTAAAATAACTTTTAGTGAACTTAAACAAAATCTTGGAGATATATTTGGAAATAATAAACTTATTAATGGTGATAGAAATATTGGACTTCAAATTACTATTAATCCTACTAATATAGGTTTTTATGTTAAAGGTGCGCATTTTAATGGTAAAGATTATGCTTTTACTATTAATTCTGATGCTGGCAATTATAAACGTAATATTATTATTAATTCTCCTCATATTGTTAATAATAATTTTAAAATAGGTAAAAACTATGGTATTAATAGTAATAATATTGAAGAATTGCATAATGCTTTAAGACCTGTTGTTGATGAAATGTTTAATTATGCTCAATTTGCTATTAGTAAAGATTTCATTAACGATAATACAAAAACTAATGATAAAACTAATAAATATATTTATCGTGAGAACGGTAAAACTATTATAAATATTGATGGCGAAACTTATTCTTATAATAGTTATCAAGATTTTATTATTAGTAATGGTTTAATTAGAACTAAGTTAGCTAATACTAATACAGATGATACTGCTGGCAATTGGAAAGTTGATATACATTCCCATCTTGATATTGCTTATGAGTTAGAGGGTAGACCCCCCGTGGAGGATGGAGTTATACCTGAACAGCTATCTGAGTTCATGCTAGATGATACAGTTAATGCTATCAATATTAATTCTTTTGAATCTGCTTTAACTGCTAATAATCTTACTAGAGGTCTTAAAAAATACTTTGCTAATGACCAAACTGCTATTGATTATATTGATGCTCTTCAAAAACTTAATATATTACCAAAAAATGTTCAAATAGTTGATAGTCTTACAGATAACAATGGTAATCAAGTTAATGCTGTTTATCATCGTAATACTGATACAATTGAACTTAGTAGTTCTGCTATTGCTGGTCAAAGAGTTTATAGAGTTGTTAATATTATAGTTCATGAAAGTTTACATAGACAACTTTATACTAAATATAATACTGAACAAGCAATTGCTTTAGTTAAACCTATTTATGATAAGTTTAAGACTTGGCTTGATACTCAAGACGATTCTACTAAAGAAAGACTTAAACCATATCTGTTTGAAAGTTTTGATACTGCCGAAGCTCTAGAAGAATTTCTTGTTGAAAGTATTACTAGTAATGCTCTTATGAGTACTCTTAATGAAATAAAAGATGATAATAGAAAAACTAGTAAACGTAAGACTTTATTTAGTAGACTTCTTGAAGTTATTGCTGATATGTTAGGTATTAAGATTAATGAAGATAGTTTATTAGCTGCTGCTAGAGATGCTTATAAAGCTATTAAAAAAATGCCTAAAGAAAGTAATCAAGAGGCTATTCAAGGAACTTTTCAGTTTGAAGAAGAAACTGCTAGTACAGAACAAACTGAAAATCCTAATGAAGATAATAGTCAAGATTATAATTATAATAATGATAATCTTAATGATGGACTTGATATGTTTAGTAGTGTTGATGATAATATGGTGTCAAATATGGCTGAATTAACTAGCCGTTTACCAATAGACCAACAGCCCGAATTTGTCACTTTGCTTGATACAGGACGTATCAGTTTTAGCTGTATGTAGAATTAATCGAGCGAAGACAAAAGTCGCTTAGAACGAAAGAAAACCACCTCTATGACGATGTAATTAAATTTTACTTTACATTAGTCATAGAGGTATTGCTATTAATCAATTTAAACTTAAATATAAACTTATGAGTTGTGGAAATATTAAACTTGTAGGCTATGATAATCTTAATAATGTTATTATTAAAGAACATGGTTCTAATAACTCTGATTATTATAGTTTGATAGCTATGGTTGAAGACTCAATCTTCAAGAAAATTGTAGCTGATAGAGGTATTAATGTTAAGACTTCTGGAAGAAAAGCTTATAATGCTCTTCTTGAAGCTAGAGCTATTAAACTTCGTAATATGGAAGATATAGCCAGTATTGTAGAAAAAGAAGAACGTGGTTTGTTTAGTACAATTAAAGCTAGAGATACAGCTATTACTTATATGGCTGATATTATGAATAAACTTAGTTTTAATTTTCTATATAATGGTGCTCCATTAAATTTTAATGAAATTAAAAAACGTACTAATGAAACTGTTATTAATGCTGGACTTAAACGTGCTAAGAAATTAGCTGGAAATGATGAAACTAGAAATAATGAACTTAATAGTTTTATTAATAATCCAAATCCTGCTACTAAAATTAATGGTCTTGGTGCATTTCTTCGTAAATATGGTGATGCTCAAGATTTTAATTATGGTGCATTACTACGTTCATTAACTAATACTGAATTTAATGAAGCTCTTTTTAATAATAAAAATGTAGCTAAACTTATTAAACGAGATGAATTATATCAAACTACTGATTATGAAGAATTAGGCGGTTATCTTGATGAAACTTCTACTGAAGGTGATGAAAATAGTATAGATGATGGTATTGATTTAATGACTCAACTTTGGAATTTAAGTATTGGTGAAGTTAAAGATTTTAATAAACACGTAGAAGAAATTATTAAATATCATCTTGCAAGTTTACCTAAACTTACTGCTGCTTCTCAACTTAATAATGGAAGTTATCCTTTTGATACTAATAATGAATTAGGTGTTGTTACTTTTTCTGATGCTAATTATTTATCTAAAATATTATATGCTAGTGCTGATACTAGTAATGTAGATAATTTTATAGCTAGTCTTAAACGTATATCTGAAACTATTCCAAATTGTGAATGTTTAATTCAATTACATGATTTACTTAGCAAAAATAAAGTATTTGCTAATAAGTATATGATGGTGTTTAATAAACCTATTATATCTAAAATTGAAACTTATATTCAAACTGATTCTAATGGTAATAGTTATGTTCGTGCTCGTGTAACTAATCCTAATACTGATTCTCGTACTATTTTACAGAATACTTTTTATAATAATGTTAAGAATAATATTATTACTAATCGTGTTCCTACTGCTCGTGAAAAGTTTCGTATATATGATAGATATAAAAATACTCCTCATGCTAATCTTTATTTATATAATGCTTTTAAAGAAATATTTCCAGATATTAATCAAGCTAGTTTTAATTTAGCTATTGCTAAGATTGGTCGTGTAGCTATGGCTAATAATCTTATTAATTTTGCTAATGTTATTAATCGTACAGTTGAAAATTATAATAAATATATAGAAGCACTTAAAAAGGATAAAGGAACTAAAATGCCTGATAGTTTTATTAATAGAGGTGATACTTCTATTATATATCAAATGGCTGATGTTTTTAAAGATATTATTTATATTCCTGTTGAACTTAATTCTCGTAATCCTGAAGGTAATTTAAGTTCTGATGTTATTAATAGAAGTTTTATTACTAATATTGCTAAAATAATCAATGATGATAAATCTACTGTTGAAGAGCAAAACGCTATGGTTGAAGCTTATGCTAAACAAAAGTTTGCTAGTCATCAATATGATTATAGTAATTTACTTCTTGAACATAGGGATAGTAATGGTAATATAATTAATTATGGATTATTTAGAAGAGTTGGAAATGGAACTCCTAAACTTACTGAATATGCTCGTAGTATGTTTAAAACTTCTCTTCTTAATGGTATTAGTGAATTAGATAATAACAATAATGACTTATATCGTAGTATGAGTGATGGTGATTATTTAATTACTGCTATGGGATTATTTATGACTGATATTAATAATTCTGAAACTCCTACTGCTAATTATTTACTTCCTATACCTAGTGATGCTCCTAAAAACTTTACTATTACTGCTCCTAGATATAGTCTTGCTGGATTACGTAGTCAACTAGAAGATGGAACTAAAATTATAAATAGAGAACATCCATTATTTAAACAGTATTATAATATAGCTATTCAAGAACTTACTAATATGGCTCAAGCTGTTAATGTAATGTTTAAGACTAATGCTAATGGTAATCCTATTTTAACTAATGGAGATTTTGAATTTAGTGATATTTATAATAATAAACCTGAACATTTTTATAATCAATATCATAAAGATGAAAAAGGTAATGTATTTATTACTAAAGATGGACACAAAGTTTTAGCTGGTAGAGTATTTAGTTTTAAACGTTTAGTTAGTAAAATTACTCCTAATAGTAATGGAGCGTTTAATGAACTAATTGGATATGGTAAGACTATTGACATCCTCTACGGGGGGTCTACACGTGGACTTAGCTATGTTAATAATCAAGTAGTTCTTAATGGAGAACAACGTGTTGCTCTTGAAGATGCTGTTGCTGATTGGTTAAATGAATATATAACTAATGGTTATAAAAAACTTAAAAATAAATATGGTACATTTATTGATGATAGGATTAATAATGAATCTTTAGCTGAATTTCTAGTTAATGATTATCTTGTTAGAGATAGTATGTACGATATGTATGGTGGTGACCAAAGTTTTTATAAGAATGGTCAAGCTATTCTAAAACGTATTAAAGAAGTACAAGCTAGTGGTAATCCTTTTGGTAATACTGATTTTACTAAAAATGATTTAGATATAGCTACTGATTTATATGATATAACTATCAAAGGTAATGCTGTTACTGTTCCTTATACTGTTAATGGAGTTACTAAACGCAAAAAAGTAGTTCTTCAAGATAAATTTAGAGGTGTTACTATTTATAATACATTTAAAGCTTCTGATAAAGTTGTTATTGATAGACTTGATAATCAACTTAAAAAAGCTGGACTTGATAAAAAAGACAGAGAACGAATATTAGAACCATTTAAAGGAGGAGTTAATGCTAATGATGCTCAATCTTATATTACTCTTGAAGAATGGATTCGTCGTATTACTGCTGCTGGTGAATTAGACAAATATGCTGGACTTATACAAAGTCTTACAGACGATACTCCAATTGATAAAATTGATTGGAGTAAATTTGCTAATAAAGTTCAAATTCAAAAGAATTTCTATTATGATTTATATTATGATACTACTGTTGGTATTGAAGTTCCTAGACAGGTAAAAAACGCTGAGTTTGTTCTTATTCCTAAACTTATTAAAGGTACAGAACTTGAAAAAGTTTATGATATAATGACTAAAAGAGGTATTCATCAAATTAATACTGTTGAAACTGTTAAAGTTGCACAACATAATAGAATGACACTTTGGAATAATGATGGTGTTTTAACTGATGAAGCTCTTAAAGAATTTGATAATAATGTATTTGATAATTCTGAACTATTTAGTTATAATTATCTTTATCGTCAGCAAGAAGTTCCTCAACATATGGTTGATACTAGTAATAAAGCTGCTATTCAGATTATGAAGAAAATGCTTGATAATCTTCCTAATCGAACTGAACTTAATGAACTTAAAGATAAAGTATTTAATAACTATGTAGCTAATATTAGAAATAGTTTTGAAAAAACTTGTGCTGAACTTGGTATTGGATTAGATGATAATGGTCATATTGATTTAAATTCTAATGGTACTATTAAAAATCTTAATCGTTTTGTATTTTTTGATAGATTTAAAGAAAATGCTCAACAGCAAGGAGTTGAAAAATCTCTTCTTGAATTTTTTGATTTAGATAGTGCTGGATTTAATAATTTACCTTTATTCTTATCTAATATTAATAATAAACTTGAAAGTATAGCTAATAGTTATTTTAATACTAATATTACTAGACAACTTATTAGCGGTTGGCATGCTGCTCAGTTATCAGATTTTGGTTTTAAAGTTGATAAACAAACTCAAACAGATAGTAAACTTCAATATAAGAAACTTGGAGAAGTTGATGGTACTCCTATTTATTATACTGAAATTAAACTTCCAAGATGGAGTAATAAACTTAAGAAACTTAATATAGAACAAGTTCCAGATAATCTCCGTACAATGATTGGTTATCGTATTCCAACAGAAGGTAAACAGTCTATTTGTATTATGTATGTTAAAGAGTTTCTTCCTGATGCTTATGGTAGTACTGTAGTTGTTCCTGATGAATGGGTTACTCAGACTGGTTCTGACTTTGACGTAGATAGTGTTTATGGAATGTCTAAAACATTTAATCTTGTTAATAATGTTCCTACAGAAATTACTCATGATAGATATACCAAAGATACAATTGGATATATTAATTATGTTAAAGATAATGTAGATAAAGCTAGTCGTAAAATTCTTGGTAAGACTTATAATAAACAAGGTAATATTAGAGCTTCTTTAAAAAATAGCGAAGATGCTATTAATGCTACTCTTGAAGGTTATAATGGTAATCTTAAAGTTGTTGAAAAAATTGCTAATGATGGTGGGCTTAAGTCTTACGAATCATACTTGAAACTCCCCGTGGAGGATACAAGTAGTCAAGCTGCTAGAACTAATGCTATTATTCAATCATTTATTGATATACTTAATAATCCTGCTGCATTTGAAGAAAATACTACTACTTCTAATTTTGAAAATGTCAAAGAAGCTAATGAAACTTATGCAGAAATAGTTGGTGCTAATAAAACAACTGTTGCTCCTAGTGATTTCTTTACTCAACTTGATTGGTTTGATGCTGCTACTTCTGGTATTAAACTTAAAGGTATCAGTGTTAATCGAGATACTTTTATGAGTATTGGAAATGTTACTAAAGCTAATCATAGTGAAGGTATTAAAGTTATGTACACTACTGATGTGATTAGTGAGCAAGAAGCTGTTAATAGATATGGTAAAGAAAATGTTGAAACTATTGGTAATAAACATATTCGTATTACTCATAAGAATTTTGGTTGGTCTGGAGATGATAAGAATGTTGATGGCTATTTGATTAATCCTTATAGTTCTCAGACTACTGCTCATATTCTTGATGTTATGAAAGAGGGGGCTATACATAATGAAAATACTTATACGTTTAATGCTTTCAAAACTATTGTTGACTTTGGAAGTAATTATGATACTGCTATTGGATTTATGTGGCAACCTGCTATTGATATACTAGTTCGTAAATGGAAAGAAACCAATAGTGTTCTTGCAGAAGGTACTAAAAATCCGCTTACTGAAGCTATTAGAGAAGTTGCTCATAATCTTGGTTTTGGTGAAAAAGTTAATTTTGCTGGACGTAAAAAGCTAATTGATATTATTAATGAAAGTTATGGTGAAACTTTCAAGAAATTATTCAATTTAAGCGTTTCTGACGCATTTTCATCACCTGACCTTATATTTTCATCAGACGCATATAAATCTCGTCTTAGAGGGGAAATGAATGGCGTTCAGCAGGCTTTATTTGACCTTTATGTTCTAGCACAATTCAATCGGTTAAACTCAATCGGACAGGATATAAGTAATAATCTTAATATTCTTAGTGCTGATAAATATGGTGCTAAACAAAGTTTTTATGCTAGTGATAAAGTATTTAGAGATGCTAGAACTGTTATTGAGAATAGTAATATTTATGCTCCATCCTCTACGGGGGGTCAAACCTTGCTATTAGAGAGTGTATTTCCTGATATTAGTGGTGGTATAAATGCGTTTATTAAATCTGATATATCTAAAAGTAGTTATCCTAGTTTAGCTGCATTTTTACAAATGAGTACTGCTCTTAGTGTTAAAGCTACTCAACAAGTATTTGAAACTGCTAATCCTGTATTTATTGATTATGTATATAGAATAGCAGAATGGACTAAAGGTGGAATAATGACTGAAAAGTTATATAATGACTATAAAGATTATCTTATTAATAAACTAGAAGTAGGTAATAATGGTAGTTCTTATCTTAATTTACCTGTTACTATTGTTAATGGAGATTTTGTTCATCCTAAATATATTAAAGAATATGGCACTGGACAATCTAGAGCTTTAGAAGTTGGTAGAGTTAGTGGTACATTAGTTAATATTAAAACTGATGATGTTGTAGTTAAAAATATATTTGAGCCTACACAAACTGAAATTGATGTATTTGCTAGACTTACTCCTGCTCAGAAAGTTGATTGGATTAAACGTAATTTTAGTCAAGACGGTAGTATATTTGAACATATTGAAATAGTTGCTAATGATGAAAGAAATAATCGTCGTAATGTAAATATTCAATATATTAATTATATACAAGGTGATATTACTAATGATGAAGCTCATAGATTATTTGATAGAGCTTGGAATCATCCTAATCCTCTTATTAAACTTACAGGTCTTGATTTAGTTAAATATGCTTTTATTGTTGAAGGTCATAAATTTAGAACTAGAAATATTAGTAGACTTATAAGTAATACTCCCCTTAGAGGATTGAGTGAAGGTGGAATAGCTATTGGAAATATAGCTATGAAAGGTATTAATAGTTATGGTTTTGTTGATAAAGATAATGTTGAAGATATAATTGGTTTTATTCGTAAGAATTATAATAGTTTTAATTGTCCTAGTTATACATTTAAAAGACTTACTAATAATAAAATTAATTATAGTCTAAAAAGAAGTGGTATTATTACTTTTAATGGTCAAGAAAATCTTGATAATGTAGGAATAATAAGAAATGGAGATGTTATTAATGCTATTAGAATTAATAGAAATTTATATATTAAAGGAACTTATGATGGAACTTTAGCTTATTATCCTATTGATAGACTTGAATCATTTGAAACTTATAATAGTATTGAGCCAAGTATTATAGCTAATAATAACATTCATAAACCTTTATCTGTTCTTCTTTATAAAGGTCTTACTCAACAAGAAAAAAGAGATAAATTTATTGATGGTATTAAAGATAACATTAATGAAGCTGTAAATAAAGATTATAAAGAAGTTCCTGAACTATATGGTAAATATATTTCTGATGAGTATTTCCAGCCTTTTATGAATACTCCTTTTAAGAATAATACTATATATACTATTAATGATAAATTTTATCTTAACATTAATGGAACTACTGCTATTAATTTAAGCGATGATTTAAAACAATATAAAGCTAAATATCCTAATATTGAAGATAATAAACTTGGATTGTTTATTAAAATTAATGAAAATGAAATAGATAGAGTTACTAGTAATACTGATAGATATAGCAGTGTTGATGACCAAACTCCTATTGGTAGATTTGCTAAAAATGCAAGTTTAATTATTTCAAGAGCTGTTCGTCATGGACAACCTGCTGCTCAAAATGTTCTTAATGCTCTTAATAATGCTGAAATTAATTATCTTGATAGTAGTAGTCTTTCTGATAATTCTGAATTTTCATTATCGGTTATAGCTAATTATATAGATGTTGAAGCTAATAATATTCTTAATGGTATTAATCGTTTTATTAAAATTGATGGTATCGATAAACCTATTAATGATAAAGATGTTATTGGTAAAGTTCTTAAAGATGAACAACTTCAAAATCGTTTCTTAGATGTTATTCTTAGTGCTAATACATTTAAGAATAAATACAAACTTATTAGCGAAATTGATATTGATAGTACAAATCTTGATGATAAAACTAAAGAGAATATTAGAAAGATTCAAAAATTAGTTAATCAAGTTGATTCTAATACTACTGTACATTCTGCTAGAAAAGATTGGTTTGAAAGATGGATTCAATTACGTACTACTAATCCTAATTATATAAGTGGTCTTATGAAAGAATTTGATGCTTATGGTGATACTGGATTTATGGATTATTGGATACAAGATATTCGTGCTAATCGTAACTTTGTATTGCAGAATATACTTAAAGATGTAATGGGTACTGTTGAAGAAGGTCGTCTTAATGGTATTAAAGAAGCTAATGACTTTAGAAATTATCTTAAAGAACTTAAAGCTAGAGCTACTAAAAATGGTAAATCTGTTAGTCTTGATAGCATTATTGATGATGATGGTAGATTAATTCAACCTAATAATCCTGTTTGGGAAGAAAAGATGAAGAAATATAGAGATGCCGCTATTGAAGCTGAACAAAAATTTGGTATAAATAGTGTTGAACATCTTATTGCTTTATCTAATAAAGCTAAATTTATTGATATGACTACTATTCATCAACTTAAACCTATTACAGTTCAAGATGAAGATGGTAATGATGTTACTATTGAATATTCTACTTATATTATAAATCTTGAAAGAAGTTTATTAGGACTTAAAAAAGGAGATGATGGTATTCCTAAAGAATTTGCTGAATATAAAAGACTTAATGGTAGAATACGAGATATTTTAAGTCAAGCGACTGATAATGTTACTACGCAAAGTCAAGATGAAGAACTTGGACGTATATACGCTCAAATGGATAGTCTTACTAGTCTTTACGATGAAGATGGTAATAAAAAAATTGGTCATGATTTAAATGTAGCTGAAAGACTTCGTGCTTATCAAACTAATATTCGTAAAATTAAAGAAATGTTCTATGATAAGCAAGCTAAAGAAGGATTTGATTCTAAACTTAAAGAACAACTTTCTATTATTAGTAAATATGAAAGTCAACGTGATGCTAATGGTAATCTTCTTATTAGTATGGAAGAACTTATGAAAGTTCCTGAATATCGTGAAGCTAAAGAATGGATTCGTAAGAATACTAGATATATTCTTGATATTAAAGATATAGAAGATTTAAATTGGGCATTTGAAGAACTTAAAGACGCTAATAAAGGTAATAGTGTTCTTAATCTTGCTATTAAAGAATTTCAAGCTAAAGATGAATTTAACGTAGTTGATGGACGTAAAATACCTGAAGAACGTGCAGCTCTTATAAAAGCTGAAACAGTTAGAAAATATAAATATACTAAAGGTAATGGTATGCCTTATGTTGGTATTATTCGTTCTGCTGAAGATGAATTAAGAATTTATCGTGCTGATTTTTATAATTATCTTACTGGTAATAAATCTAAAAGTGAAGAAGAAATTAATGTAGGAGAAGCTATTAATAAAATACTTGAAAAATATTTTGATAATGCTACTAGAACTCTTAATACTGCTGATATTAGTCAAGAAGATTTAGAACAACTCAAGACTGGTTTTGAAGTATTTAATGAAATTACTAGAGGTGAAAAGAGTACTGATAAAGCTAAAGCAAAACGTGTTGCTGAATTTATTGAAAGTGAATGTGATGTTACTTATAATTGGAAACAATACGAACTTGATAAAAATAGAGCTTTTGCTAAAGGTAAAAAATATTATGATAAATGGCTAGAAGTATTTAGTGAACAAATTGAAGAAAATGGAACTATTGCAGAAAGACCTAATAGAACTATTTATGGTGTTATTAAGCCTAAAGATTTAGATAAATGGACTGATATTGATAGAACTGCTGCAATTAATATTCTTCAAAAAAGAACTAGAGAAACTACTACTCAATATTATTATATGAAAGAAAAAGAAGTTCTTGATAAATATGGTATTGATAGTGTTGAATATAAACAATGGTATAGAGATAATCATTATTTTGACCCATATACTCGTACTATTAAACCTATTCGTATTTGGACTACTATGCAAATGATTAAAGATGATGGTTCAGCTGTTGTTGGTAATTATGAACCACGTATTAATCAAATGCATATTACTCCTAAAGAAGAACTTGTTAATCCAGAATATAGTAATTTTGTTAATAAGTACAAAGTAGGAACAGGATATGATAATCCTAATTATACTAATCTTAATGAGTATCAACTTGAACTTATGAATAAAGTAAATGAACTTATGAAAAAGTATTGTTTTACTAATAGTAATAAGCGATATGTTGATATGGGTTATCTTCCAGCTTTGCCTAAATCTAAAGATATGACTGTTAAAGATTACTTTGAACAAGCTCTTAGTTTTCTTGGTTGGACAGCCAATGTTCCTAATAATACTAGTTGGAGAAATAATGAAGATTTAACTTTTGATAAAGATTATGATATTCCTAATCCTAGATTAATTCAATTAGTTAATAAAGATACTCAACAGTTGCCTACTATACCTAAATTTAAAGAACCTAATGAAAGTGATGAAGAATTTAGTAAACGTAAAGCCGCTGCTATTAAAGCTAGAGATGAAATTATTGAAAAGAATAATAAGATTCATAATGATATTCTTAATCATAATTGGGAAGAAGTATTTAATAGTTTCTTAATTGAAAGTAATAGATATAATGCTATTAAAACAGTTAAAAATCTTCTTTATACTGCTGACCAAATTATTACTAGTAATATTGCTTATGATATAAATTATAAAGGTAGTATAACTGAGAATAGAGAAGCTAGTGCTGGTGGTGAAATTGAATATAAACAAGAAAAACAAACTAGAACTAGTGAACATCTTAGAAGTTTTATTCGTCGTCTTGTATTTGAACAATATAAAGATAATAAAACTCCTAATCTAGTTAAACTAGGTTCTCTTGCTCAGAATATTGCTGGTAGTAAATATATGATGATGAATATAACTGGTGGTATTGCTAACGTTCTTACTGGTTCTAGTAACATCTTTATGGAACGAGCTGCTGGTGAATATATTAATCTTAAAGATTGGGAAGCTGGTAAATCTGAATGGATTAAAGGAACTGTTAGTTATATGGCTAATATGTATAGTGAAAATAGTAGTACACTTCAAGATGCTATTATTAAACTTAGTCATGTAGTTGATTTTGATAGAGTAACTGAAGTTAGTACTGCTGAAGGTCTTAGAGAAAATATTCGTAGAGTTCGTGGATTACTATTTAGTCCTCAATCTGTTGGTGAACATTATATGCAAAATGTTATGCTATTTGCTATGCTTAAATCTCATAGACTTGTTGATAATGGTAGAGGTGGTTATGATATAATGAGTAAAGAAATGTATCATCGTAAAGCTGAACAAGATGCTCTTATGTCTGTAATAAATACTCCCCGTGGAGGCGAGAACCAAGCTCTACTTGAACAATTTAATAAGTTCATGGATGATGCTAAAGCTGATAATAAAAAACGAGCTAAATATAATCTATTTAAAGCTAATCCTATATTCGATTTTGTTAAGACTTATCTTAATGAAGAACAACAAAGAGAATATATAGCTAAACGTAAAGAACTTATTAAAAATGCTGATAGTGAATTTGAAAAACTTCCAGATATTTATAATCAATTTGAACTTAAAGATGGAATCGCTCAAATAAAAACTGATAGTAAACTTACTCTTAAAGAGTATGCTAGATTTATTGATAAAGTTCGTGAAGTTAATAAGAAAGTTCATGGTGTATATGATAAACTTGGTTCTGCTAATCTTGAACAGCATTGGTGGGGTGGTATGGTAATGCAATATCATAAACATCTTTATCCGGGTTTTAAGAAACGTTATCGTTGGAATGGTTATTATAATGAAACTCTTGGTACTATTGAAAAAGGTAGTTATACTAGTCTTTATGATTATCTAACTATTCCGTTTAAAGAAAGTAATATAGGAGAAATTAATAATGTAAGTGATGTTCTTAAAGCGTTCCAAACTTATGGTAAGAATTTACTTTCATTTGCTGTTAATTTCAAACTTAATTATGAAATTCTTCCTGAACATGAAAAAGCAAATATAAGACGTAATTTAGGAGATTTACTTTATGTAGGTGCTGCTATAATTGGAGCAATTGCTATTACTGGTATGGGAGGAGATGATGACGAAAGTATTATATATAACCTTATGCTTTATCATGCTGACCGTCTTGCTTCTGAAGCTGCTTCATTTACTCCATTTGGAGCTTATGCTGAAGGTAAAAAACTATGGTCTAGTCCTGTTGCTATTGGACAAACTATTAATGACTTACTTGGTACTACTGCTATGGTCGCTAGATTCCTTATTGAAGAGGACTTTACTGAGGAATATACTACTGGTAGATATAAAGGTATGAACAAGTTTGAAGTTATGGTTATACGTAATATACCTGTTGTTCGTAGTATTAATCGAGTTCTTGATTTACCAAATAATAATAGTTATTATAAACTTGATGAAAATATACTTAGTATTATACCTTATAAAGATATAGCTAAAGATATATTTGAATAAGCTGGACTTGAACCTAGTAAAAAATAAGGGCTTGCCTATGGTATCACTACCTAGACAAGCCCTTTTTACTTTTATCTTAATTAAAACCATCATCATTATTACCAATAACACACATAAGAATAATAAAAACTATAATACCAACAACAAATAGTTTTCCACTATACTTATCCATAGCTTCACTATCACTAATATTATTAGCAACAGCTAATAGTTTAACACCACCAAATATAATTCCAAGAAGAACAATAAATGCAACCATAATTATAATATATTTAAGTTTAACAATAAGATAAAAATAAACCTCAGTAGTAAGACTAGCTTATCTACCGAGGTTTCAGTCATGCCAACGACTATAAGTTTAAGGATTAGTAGAACGCTCCGCTTCGCTACGCTCAACTCCCCGTGGAGGATGGAATAGACTAGTATTCATTCAATCAATATAATCATTATCATTAACAACTATACTAATATTACTAACATAACTACCATTCCATCCTCTACGGGGAGTATAGCGAAGAGTGCGTAGCACTCGTAGCGGGTCCAAGCTAATCATCAAATTTAATAAAGCCAGCTCTATTAGAGCCAGCTTTACGTATAACATATAAACCATTAGCATTAATACTATTTATTTAACCGTAGTAGTAATCATTACAAATCTATCATCTACCGGTTCAACA